TCTTATTTTTGCTATTGCTTGTTCTCGTGTATACTGTACGTATGGAGCGTACACAATATTTTCATCATATGGAGCAAGCAATTCCTCAACTGTTCTTCTATTTTCTTTTGTAAATACCAATGTAACAAAGTGTGACATAATTTTTCTCCAATCTCTTTGCTAATTATATTTCATATAGTCTTTGTAGTTAAGGTGTCTATCTCTTAACTACAAGTATATTATAGCACATAAAAAGAAAGGTGTCAAATAAGGAATTTCCTCACTTGCACCTTTCTGCTTACCTTAAATTATATAAGTTTATTCTTATACTTATTTAGTTCCTCTGTAATTTCTTGTATCACTTTATCATACCTTTCTATTCGTATACATTCACAATTTCTAAGGTCGCCCAATTCACAAACCACAACAATTAAAGAGCCAATGTCCTCTTTTGTAAGAGGTGGTTTATAGTCTGTATCATATATACTCCCATATATACTCTCATAATTCTTATAAAGATATAGTTCATTTATAGCCTTAATGCCTATTTGTGTGGTAGGTTTTGCAATATAAAGTATATCATCTGTATGACAACCGAATAAATTATAACTTCTGTAACCCTCATAGATTTCTTCGTGTTGAATGTATTGCTCGAAATGTTCAATGTTCATTTCAAAACGATTTTTGTCAAATTCCTCTAATGGGAAAGGACTGCAAGGATATTGCCAAGCAATTACTTTATACTTAAAAGGAATAATACTGCCGTCAGAGTCCTCTGTATACCATTCATTGCCGACTAATACAGCGAATACATCACAGTATTCTCTGTTATTTTTTAAATAGGTAATTTGCACCCTCTCTTTTTCGTCTGGTAACGAACAATCAGTTAATTCCCAACTCATATTAATTATCCTCCGTTTCTATTTCTTCTTTGCTCATAATTGTTATGATGTCCATAATCTTTTGAGTATTATACTTAATTACTTCACTTGCCGTTTTAATCGTCAAATATTCATAATTTTCTAAGTCTGAGCCATAGCAGTCCGCACCAAAGATTAAAATATATATTTCACCGATATTATTGTAATTCAAGATACTTGTTCCGTCTGTATTAATATACTTATTAATTGTATTAATACAGTCAATATCCTCTATTCTTCTTGGTCTTACCACGAAAACTCTATCATCATCAAAACCACCTAAAAGGTAAAACTTTTCGCCCTCGTTAGAGTATTCCCTACAACTTTGGAAAGTATTTAAGAGGTAATTAATAGCCTTTTTATATTTACTTGTTTCGTCCTCAAATGGGGCGTCTGCATATTGCCAAGCCGTTACATTGTTATAGGATACATCATCATTACCATATTGAATGAAGTAGCCCTCGGAGTATTTTGCTAATGCTATATCACCTTGTGTTGTGACTAAACAAGTAGCTCCCTCTTTTGGTTTTACCATACTTGTTTTTATCCAATTATCATTCATTATAGTATCCTCCTTTTATTCAAATAAATAAGTACCGATAGTATTTACTTCGTTTGCAATTTTTTTGATAATCATTTTTTCAGTGTCATTGTTTGTGTTATCCTCACACCACGTTTTAAAATCGTGGTAGCCATTTCTTCTGCCTTCCTCAAAGTAACTTTCTACCAATCCAAACACTTTTTCTTGTGCCTTGCTATGCTCATATTTTTTGGCACGTTGTGTAATTTCTTTTGTAGCAAACTTATTCAATTCCTCTAACTCTGATGTAACTTCGGCGGTGTAATTAGATAGAAGATTAAAGTCTACTCCAAAGCAATCCTCTGTAATGTTCTTTGAGTAATAATTGCAATGAATTACAGCTATCACCACCTGTCCGATATTCTCGTCCTCAAAAAGAGGTTCACAATACTTTAAGAAATAGCCGTTTATTATGTTTAGACAGTTAATGTCCTCTTGGTTATGTGGGATAACCAAGTAAATTGTATCTTTTTCGTAACCGCCTAAAAGGTCATATTCATTAAGCGGAGTTATTGTATTGAGGTACTTTACGTTCCCCTCAATCTCAATCTTCTGCATATCGCAGTTAAAGTGTTGTACCGCACAAAGGTACTCCAACTTATCATACTTGTGCGGTTTAATAGGTGTGCATTGTTTCATTTTTAAAACTTCCTTTCGTATTCAATCTTTATAATCTATCTCTTGATTACATTGTTATTATATCATAATGGTTAGAGCGTGTCAAATGAGGGAAATCCCTCATTCGTCACACATTTCATCATTGTCATACTTGTCAAGGCAATTTATAACTTGTTGTCTTACATAACTAAAATAACTGTATGCAATATTTCTACAATCCTCAATATCACCGTCAAAACAATACATTACAATCTGATTACCTCTCTTTAAATCATCTGAAAAGTACTGTTTATCAACTCTATTTTTATAGTATTGTAACCGATTTAATAAATCGGTGTCTTTATCTGAAGTAATTTTTATAACATAAACTTTTTCAATATCGTCAACTCCTCCGAATACAGCATTTGCAAAGTAATCATCCTGTGGGATTTCCTTATAAATTATACTTCCCTTAAACCGTTTTACGTCCTCTTTAAACTGTATAGATAAATGTTCATCATATGAAAAAGGCTCGCCAAACTTTCTCCAAGCATAAACCTTATATGGAAAATCCTCTATTTCACCTGTCGCTTGATTAAGGTAAAACCACTCACCTGTCGGTGAGCAAAAAGCAAACCTATCACAGTAAATATTATCATTTACAGCCTTGTATGATACTTGTACTTGAGTTTCACTCGGTGGTAATTTTTCTAATACATCAACCCAACCATTATTTACTTGTTCATTCATACTTAACAACTCCATTTCTTTAATTTATGTATATATTATAACAAAAAATGAGGGACTTGTCAAACAAGCAAATCCCTCACTTCGTCACTTTTAAAATGTCAAACTTATTGTATTATCATATGCTTTTTCAGTGATATATGAATAACTCCTCAAAAATTCCGACTTTGATAGTTTTACAAAATCCCTCATTTTATCTTTATCATTATAAAAATCTGCGTCAAGACCATCTCTTATAGAGTATACTTCCTCAATCCTGTCAACATTAGATTTTTTAAATAAACCGTCTGTTAATTGCTTATGAAGTTCAGCATAAATATCAACCTCGTTTGACTTTATGATGTATAAAATACTGTAAGCGTGTGTCTTTGTGATGTCTGCATTATACACAATTACTTTATCATTTTTGTTAATTTCAGAATTATCAAATGAAGTTGACGGTTTAAAACTTTCCTCCAATCTGTTGCCTGTTCGGCTATATACCCTAAAGCATTTTAGAGCATATGACCTTTCCTCGTCAAGTAAAAGTTCGGCTAAAGTGTCGTTACATATATCATTAAATTCATCAGCCGAATAGGTATCACTTGACTTATACGTTTCAAATGTGCTTAAATCCTCATCACAGTGCATACATTGATAGGTATATCCCTCAACTTCTGATATTAATACAGTTGTTCCACATCTATTACAACGTACACCCTCGACAATGTTATCCTTAACATAATTATAAGTATTCGGATACAGTTTTTTATCAAAATCTCTCATCATATTACCACTCCTCCACTTTTTCATTTATCAGTGTTATCACGTCTGCAATCGGATTTTTACTTGCAATTTTTATTAACCCCTCAACACATCTCTTTAACTCTTTCTTAAATCTCTTTTTAGAAACTAATTCCTCAATGTGGAAATTGATGTTTCCTAAAAGAATACACTCGCCGTCCTGTTCATATTCAAGTAATAAGTCAATACTATTTACATATATTTCTACTAAAAATATACGTTTGCCTTCAGATATATCCGTAATTAGGTCAATACGTAATCTACCGATATATAACGTGTCAGCTACCATTTTACCTACTACCCATTTTCCTACAAGGGCTTCCTCTAAACAGTGCTTATACAGCACTTTTAAATTATCCTTAGTCAAATTTGAATTTTCAATTAATTGTTTCATAGCTATCTCTCCTCTCAATTATCTTATCCATACTTCTTCTGCATAAAGCATAGCATTTTTGAATGTCATTAGAAAATCTTCCTCTGTTATAACTTGATAAAATTCTGTTACAACCGTATCATAGCTATCTTTTTGTTCAACCAAAATAGCATAATTTTTGTCATAATTAAACTTAGGGCTTTCGTTGTAAAAAGGTGTATAGCCGTCCCTTTCAAGTTGTTCATACTCCTTTTCAATGTCTTTAGCACTGCCGAAGATAAGAAAACAGTTGTTTAAATCTCTTTCGCCGTAATTAATGTATACTCTCTTTAACTCCATTTCTTTCAATTCCTTTCATAAATAGTATTTATATATTCGTCAATCGCTTGACTATGCTTGTATTATAACAAATACTTTTGTATCTGTCAAATGACGATATTCCTCACTTGGCACTGATTTTTAGGTGCTGATTATGTATCTGTAATGTAAATAATAAATCGGTTACTATTTTTGGAGCGTTTAAAGTCGTTTTAAAGCCGTTTTAAGTGCATAGGTATATAACTATAAGACTAAAGGCTTTAAAGGCTTATTTTGAGTGTAATACAGGCATAAAATAAAGCACTCATACAATGACAAGTGCTTTATTATATTTCTGATTTTATCTTTTCAGTTTCTCTGCAAGTTCCACATTATAAAGTAAATGCGTTTTAATTGAAAATCTCTGTACTTTTCATATTATCGTCCTCCTTTTAGTTAGGCTACCTCGCAAAGTAGCCAATTCTTATTCTCATTAAGGAATTCCTCTACACCATTAAGTGAACAGTTTATAGCACGGTCAGAGTCCTCAAAATCTCTGATTATATCGTCCATATTGTATAGCATACCACTCTTGGCAAGTTCACCATATTTGACTTGTAGCTTTTCTGCTACTTTTTCAGTTTCCTCATCTGATAGAGTTAATATTGAAATTCCTGACATTTCGTCAATGCCACTTGACGTTATAGGACAATTATACATCTTGTCCCCTCGAATGGCAACAATCTCGTTATCTGCGTTTGTACTTACCAAATAGTATCTTGTTACTTCTTTCATTTTATTTATCCTCCTTTTACATCATTAGATAAACAATACGTCCGTCATCTAACTCAACGTACCTATCATTTTCTTCTGCTAAATCCTCGCCAAACTTTTCATAGTTAAAATATCTGCTCATTATTTCACTTGCACTTTGTGTGATGTAACCTAAACCCCACGCCTCATTTTCGCCCAATTCATAATAGTCCTCATATACCATTCCCACAACGGCTCTGTCTTTATATTCATAAGGGTATGCGTCAAATATATCCTCAATATCTTTATCTGACAAGTTCCATTGTTCTTTCAAATATTCCATTTCGTCAGTGGCAATCTTTTCAAAAAACTCTTTGCCCTCGTCACTTTGTAACTTCTTAATAGCTTGCTCAACTATCGGCTTTGAGTTTTTTACTAAATGTTCAAAGTTACTTAGTATACCCTTTGATACTCTTATATAATCGCTTATTGCATTGTATTCTTCCTCGGTAAGCACTGTTTCTACGGTGTCATAGTTAGGAAGTCCGTGAATTGAATTACCATAGAAACAAGCACCGCAAATATTAAGATGTAGAACACCCTCTCTGTACTCTGCGTCAATGTAACTACAACAATCTCTGTCGTCTTCATCTCTCCTAAACATAAATAATTCCATTTTTTATTCCTCCATTCTTAATCTATCAATTTCTTCAGGCATTATTACACCGCCCAACAAGTCATACAAATCCTCAATACCAAGCTGATGTGTTTCAGCAAAGTCAGGGATATTTTGAATAAGTCTTAAACTTGTAGAAGTAAGACTTAAATTGTTTTTATCCATATATAAAATTCTTCAAAATTCATCAACTTCCTCAAATCCTTCCCTTTTCAAAAAATGAATATAATCTCTAATGTCTTGTTTGCGTACCACCTCAAGACTATTAGAATTTACATAGTCATAACGTGGGTTCTCAAATGTCATAAATATTTTTCTTCTGAAATCCACTGCAACATTTAGATTAAGAGCATACCCTCTTTTCACCCAATTTTTATCTCGCCAATACAGATGTAATTGAAATTCCATAATATCACCTACCTCAAAATTCCTACTTTATAAAGCACTCTGACAAACAAGTTAATTTGCTTTTCAGTAATTGCATTGACTTTCTTGTTGCCATTCCTCAATATATCATATACAGTGTCAGTATCAATTCTTGATGTATCTGATACATCTTTAATAGCTATTATTTCGCCGTTGCCCTCTACCTGTTTAGCTACTTCCTGTTCATTTTCAGCAGGTATAAGGGTACTAAAACAGCTATCATTATCTTCCAAGTATACCTTATAAATCTTTAACTCTGTCATTTTCTATCATTCCTTTCGTATTTCGTATCTATCTTTAACTTACAAATATATTATAGCATACATTTTAAGCATTGTCAAATAAGGAATTTCCTCACTTCAAGGTAAAAATAAAGGGCGGTTTATACCGCCCAAGTTATTATTTTATAGTTGCTTTAATTACTTTGTTTTCCTCACTGTCTGTATTTTTACGAACAGGTAATACATAAGCATAACCATATCTATTCTTAAAGAATATACCGCAAGTATCTTTCTTATCCTTATCCATATAAACCTCAAAATCTTCGCCGTCATTTAATATAGATAGTGATATATCAAGTAAAGCCGTATTGATGTAAGTTTCCTCAAATTTTGAAAATACTGTTGTATTATCTGCTTGCAATATTGCTTTTTTCAAAAACTTGTACCCCTTTAACTTAGCCTCAACTTTATGTTGTGCAAAGTTGAACTTTCCGATATATTCGAACTTATCAAAGTCACTCATAATACCGACTACATTAGGATAAGGTCTTTCCTCATCTTGGGGAGGTATACCATTCGGTTGTTCTTTTGTAAGTACAATAGAAATGCCGTTAAGAAATGAGTAGTATTCCTCATCTTTGTATTCAAGTAATTTTGGTCTTTCAAGATGTTGTCGTGATAAAGGTTTTGTATACCGTGTAGGTGTTTCTGCATATTTCTTCATAGCTGATAACCTCTGTTTGCCTGTAACAGATAAACCGTTTTTATACATTTCGCTTTTAACACGGAAACGAAGTCCCTCTAAATCATTTTCTTCAAGATATTTTAAAACTGTTTCTGCTTTCATAATTAGTCCTCCTTTTTCTTCATATATTCTTTGATTGCCATTCTTGCATAACGTATTGCCCTCGCACCTGACAAGCTGATATAATTGATGTCGTGTAACTCTTGTGACTTGTTATTTATATAACCTGTCAGAGATATAATACTTTCTTCCTCGTATTGTGTATAACTGTTGCAGTCGGTGTATTCTACACACCAAGCCTTTCCTTCCTCACAATCTAAATAAATGGCTGGGAAGTTGCCACGTTTTTTAATAAGGTCATATTCCCTTACTGCCTTACAGATACTTTTTTCATCTAACATTTTTTCAAGTCCTTTCATATTTAATCTTTTGTCGTCATCTCTTGACTACATTTATATTATAGCATATGTTTAAAAGAAGTGCAAATAGAGGAAAATCCTCTATTCGCTATCCAATCCGTTCTCTTTCTTGTATAACTCAACAATATCATCTTCTGATAGCCCCTCTTTTTCAGCTAAAGCATAGTCCGTACAGTCCTCAAACTCTGTAACGTGGAAACAATAAGGACAGTCCTTCAAGCAATCGATACTATCACAATATTCCTCAATCGCTGTTACATTCTTAGTGTCTGCATATTCTTTTTTATGTTCATACCACCAATCAAATGCTTCCTCTCTTATCTTTTGTTCACGCATTTCCTCTGACGGTAAGTCAAGCCATTCTCTTACTGTGTCCTCGTCAAAGGCAAGCAGGTCATTTATATTAGTGTCTGTGCAACCGTCAGGGTACAAGTCCTCCAATATAAACTCTAAATCATCAAGTTTGCCATTATCACGAATTTCATTATAGAAATCCACTGCTCCTCCCCACGGCTCAAAGTCACCGAACTCACATATAACTTTTAAACTCATAATAAACACCCTTTCATAAATAATTTTTTTTCACAATCTTTCCGACTGCACTATTATTATATCATATATCAGAAATTTGGCAAATGAGCAAATTCCTCACTTTATCTGAATATTGTATTAAAAATACTGTTAGCTACATTATTTAATATTTTTGTATTATTAATCTTTGCATTTTCCCTTTTTGGCTTGTTTTTTGGCTCTTGAAGTGGCTTTTGTGCCGTTGGCACGTCATTATATATTATTGTACTTTTAAGCGGTTTACACCCCCTAAAAAAGATACCACAAAGTGTTAAATCATAGTCAATCCGTTCACTATTATTTAATACCACCAAGTCGCTTTTCGGCGGTAAAATAAAAGTCTTTTCGGCTTGTTGCGGTATACCTTTACTATTTAAGCAGGATATTACTGCTTGACCTACTCCCATATTATATAGACATTCCTCAATATCTAAGTTTGGGTTTTGTCTGAATGTTTGAGCCGTTGCCTTTAGATTACTTAATTCCTTTTTAGTGTAAGCCCTCACTGCGTGTTGTATTCTGTTTGAAAGTTGGTTTAAAATACTGTCGGGAATATCTGTAACATTTTGAGATATAAAGTACACACCGACACCCTTTGAACGTATCAACTTTACAATTTGTGTTATTTTTTGCGTAACACTTTTAGGCAGTCCCTCAAAAATCAGGTGACTTTCATCAAAGAATAAACAAAGTTTAGGTTTATCACAATCACCCACTTCCTCCAATTCATTATATAGCTTATTCAGTAGCCATATAATAAACGTGCTATATAACAGTGGTTCTCTTATCAGTTTTACGCAGTCTAATATACTTACTACTCCCTGTCCTCTATCGTCCCTGCACATAAGGTATTGCAAATTAAAAGGCTCATCACCGAAAAGACTTTCACCCCTCTGTTGCTCCAATCCCAGTAAGGCTCTTATAATAGAACTTACAGATGAAGAATGAATATTTCCGTAGTCCTCGGATAAATCTTCTTTGTTATTCACAACGTATTTTATCACTTTTCGTAAGTCGGATAAAGTATGAAGTTTAAAGTTTTCATCTTGTGCGACTTTAAAGATAATGTTTAAAACTCCGCTTTGTATGTTTGTGAGTTTTAACATTCTTGACAACAAAGGAACTCCAACTTCCTCGACTGTCGTTTTTATACTCATTCCGCTCTCTTTGAATATATCCCAAAAGGCACAAGGAAAAGCCTCAAAAGCAAAGTCATCTATTTTCATTGCTTTTGCTTTACGTTTAAATTCTTGATTACTTCCTTTCCTCGCTATACCACTTAGGTCGCCTTTCATATCCGAGATAAAGCAGGGTATACCTTGTTGAGATAAACCCTCAATAATAACCCTTAGCGTTACAGTTTTACCTGTGCCAGTCGCTCCTCCGATTACTCCGTGACGGCATAGCATATTACTGTTAAGCACTATGCTTTTACCATTTTCGGATTTACCTATTAATATTTTACTCATTCTTGCACTTCCTTTTAGTATTTAGTATTAGTTATATTATATCATATTATATTGCTTTAGGTATTCTTCTGTAATTTCCTCACAATCGTGGAACTCGCATAGTCCGAGTTGTATTGCGATACCTTTATTAATTTGCTTTTCAAAGTCTTTAGTAATAAAGCCGAGTTTCTCCTCAATATTGTTCTTTGAAAGCACTGTCAAAGTTTCACATCTGACGACTTGATTTTTAAATAAAAATTCACCGTCAAGACTTACCACGTTCTCCTCTGTAATTGGTATGTGCATTGGGTAATCTCTGTTGTTCACACCAAAGTAAACAACATTCACAAAGTGATTATTTACATTATTCCAACTGTTTGAAACAATCACCCCTTCCCTCATATACCCACTTTTTGTTATTGTTCTTATTATATCACCACGTTTAAAAGTCATTATAGCTGTCCTCCATATTGTTCTTTATTTGCATTATAGAAATCTAACACCATTTCCGACAAGTCCAACTCCTCGTCAATCTTTGCTTTAGCCTTGATATACTCATCAATCATATCAAAAATATCTTTTTTGCCTTCCTCAAGTTCTTTAATAAGTCCTTCGATTATAGGACTTAATACTTCTCCCTCAATTAATTTATCGCTCATTTTTTTATTGCTCCTTTCAAAATTTTACTGATTAAAATTATTAATAATATTGTCATTGTTTACCCTCTAAGCAATCTCTCTTAGTGCGTCAAGTTCTTCCTCGCTGAATAGCCTTTCAACTTTTGCATACTCATTTACACACGCTTTCCATACCTTGCGTGACTGCTTATTATAACCGCCCTCAAAATCATCATAAATATCAAAGCCATAATCATTACAGAAATCCTCATAGTCATCACAAGGGTATTTTTGTAGGCAAGCCAAAACATCATAAGGCGTGACCTCATCTCCCTTTAGGTTTCCCCAAAATGTGATAAAGAAATGACTTCTTCCCCTCGATACACATACACTGTATTTTGGACGAGGTGTGTCCTCATTCCAAAGAGGGTTAATGAAATAACCTTTATAGTTAATACTTACTTTTGTTCCTGTTTCAAACAGGAATACCTCGGTTGCTTTTTCGTATTCGCTCTGCTCTATTAATATTCTTACTCTTTTTTGTAACTCAGTCATTTTTAATCGCTCCATTCTATCGTTTTATACGGCTTTAAAGCCGTTACCTATATATTTATATACCTAAAGGCTTAACAAGGCTTTTTATAAGCCTTGTACCGCCTTATCAATCTTTTCCATTACATCACTTTCAAGGGTATCGGCGTAAGCCTTTGCTCCGTATGCTTTTAACAAGTCCACAACTGCATTTTTTATAAGGTCTTTACACTCCCTCATAGCCTTTTGTGACTTGCGTTTTACTGTTTTAATGCACATTGTTTTACAGTCTGTATGAGGTGCATAGTTTTTGCAAACAATACCATTACCACAATCCTCAATACTCATAAATGTGGTGCTTACATAATAACCTTTTTGGCAATTCCAATTCTTGCCGTCCTCATAATCAAAGGTTACTTCAAGTGTAGTCTTGTCATTTACCTTTTTAGTTAGTCCACTTCTTACCATAAAAATCTCGCTCATAAATAGTCCTCCATTCATAATTAATACTTTGTTTTTACATTGCTTTTAGTGCGGTGCATATTCCAACACCTATTCCGAACATTAATAGTCCGACTGTTACCATTTTTTATTCACTTCCTTTCCGCTTGTCCTTTCCGCTTGTCTATGCTTACATTATAGCAAACTCTTTAACCATTGTCAAATGATGATATTCCTCACTTGAGAGGGAATGTGTAGCTTACGCTACACTATCCAACTCCTCACTATTTGGGTATATCATCTGTACTGCTTTTTCAGCTTTAGCACTTGCATATAAAATTAAGTGCGTATCATTCTCAAGTGCTTTTAACCAACCTTGAATATATGCACTTGAATTATCAAAAGTTTTTTCACTTATGTTTAACATACTACATAAAATAGCACTTCCTATTTCAGCGACAAGCTCCTCTCTTGCATAAGACTTACTTCCAAACTTTCCTCCCATTTCTCTATTTAATCTTGACTTACTTCCTGTACTATGAACAAGTTCGTGGAATAATGTAGAGTAATACTCCTCGGCACTATCAAACTGCTCCATAGGTGGCACGTTTACCTTATCACAATCAGGAATAAAGTAAGCACTATCCTCATTATCGTGACTGATAGACACATTATAATTATTTACATAATCATTTACTACATTTTCGCAAGTATCTATTTTAAATATGTTGTCATTTGTTGCGTGTTTTCTCTTGCTTTCTACTCCCTCAACATCATTTATATTAAACACTCTGTAATATCTTAATACCATATGCGATACTTTTGACTCGCCCTCATTTTCTTCATCTTCAACAACTTTTGACGATTGATAATAGACTACTATATGACTTTTTGCACCCTTGTGTAATTTTGCTCCCTTTATATTTTGTATCTGTTTAAATGTAAGATACTCACCACCGCCCAAAAGTAGTCTATTAATTCCTCGGTACTCTTTTCGGGTTACATAATTAATAGGAGGGTTACAAGACCAAGACTTGTGCCAAGCAACCTCACCCTGCTTTAACTTTTCTATTATTTCATTTGTAACTATTTCCGCAACTGTCATTTTAAATCAATTCCTTTCATAAATAATATTTATATATTCGTCAATCGCTTGACTTGCTTATATTATACATATTGATAAGGCACTTGTCAAATAAGGATTTCCCTCATTCCACTTAATTTTTGACTTTCAAAAATATTCCTCACTTTATCATTCCTCATTTCGTCAGGTCAAGTCGTTTTACATATTCTCCCAAACAGAAAAAAAATTTTCCCATATAGGCTCGCTGTCCTCTTTAGCCCCCATAATAGCAACTTTTTTGTTTTCCTCACTATATACATACACGAAGCATATGAAGCATAAACAAAAAAATTTCTTTTTTAAAAAATCCCAATCCTCTAACACCCCCATAATAGGCAATTTTCGGTTTCCCTCGTTGCTCCCAAAAAGTTTGCCAAAATTTTTTTGCAAATAAAAAAGAGCCTGAATTTTTGCAACCAAAAGAGCTCGAAATTTTGCAAACAAAAAGAGCACCGAAATGGTGCTCAATTTTTAATTGTTATTTGGGTCTGTTGGCAGGTCGGAGCATATGTTTAATAACTTAAAGAGAATTTTATTTGGGTCATTTACATTAACAGATAAATCAACTGTTATATCTTCAATCTCTAAAGGCTCTTTGAGGTCAATGTTATTATCCTTAACGTATTGATATATTGTGTCCATAAAAGATTGAATTAGCTTATAGGTTACAAATGATAAATCCGTTTCATTATCCAACTTTAAGTCCACCTTTTTAGCTAAGGTTACATCTCCGTGTAACTTAACTTCATATGTTCCCCTTACAATCGTAGTATCAAAGTTCATCTTCTTACACTTATCCTTTAATTCTGCAATCATTCCTGAAGTTGCAAGTTTATATCTTTTAGGTACAACGTGACTAAATAATGGCTCTCTTACTCTACCAAATCTATCACATACCGCCCAAAGTTCACCGTCTATAAGTATCACCAGCATTTCATTTATCCAGTCATCATAAGCAGGTTGTTCTTTGCGTTTTTTATATGCCAAAAATGGACAGGTTGTAAGATATGCACAAGAAACACTTAATAATGAGTGTGTTAAATCACAACTACTGAATATGCAGTAAGGTGAACAATCTGATATAAGTCCATAAGTTTCGTGTATATATCTTTTAAACTTGTCACAATAGGGTTTTATTACCCCTTTTTCTATTGCTTCACCTAATGACAAAACTTCTACTTTACTCATTTTAATTTCTCCTCTCTGAACAGGGGGGGTGCAACTTTTCTATGTCCTCATTTTCACCAAAAATTTTGGAAAATCTCTACGCCATTCCCCTCAAAAGAGGGGGGGTGGAACTTTTGCACCGTACCCTAAAATTTGTTATTGCTTTGTTTGCTCCAATACGCCATATATGTATTTCTTTGTGTTCTGTTTCTTATGATAGTCACTCAATTCTTTTATTGTGTTGCAAGCTGCAATATAGTCTGAACGAAGTATCTCAAAGTATATCTTATTGGTTACTTTACCGTTTATAAGTTTTATAACACAATGCTTTACCCCAATTATCCTACCACCGTACTTGTTTACTAACTTAAAATAAGTCTTTCTGATAGGGTTATCTTCTACAACTGTAAATTCAAGTCGGTTATGATTAAACTTTAGGAATATATCATCAATAACCTGCCTTAAATCTTTGCCAAAGGTGTACTTATCCTTTGGGTCATCTGAAAAGTTTACTGCCCCAAAATCATCTACATAATCGGCGGTACGGCATATACTATAATGTATATAACCTATGATTTTACCGTCACTGTTTATTGATACAAAATTTCTGCCGTTCCAATCGCCGTTAGGGTCAATCGAATACGTACCCCTGTGTGGGCAACAAAAGTAATACATATACTTAGGGTCATACCATATGTTATATAGCTTCTGATTTAGCTCGTCTACATACTTATCTGCCACGTCAAGCATTTTTACCACCTCCACAAGCCTGTTTCTTCGAGAGTTTCATCATTCTCTTATTCCTTAACATTTTTCATCATTTCCTTTCGCTTTTTATTGAGTAAATCAAATAAATCTCCTGTAATTGCAAGAGGGTCTGAAAGTCCATCACCGTCCCTGCTGTACGCATAAAGATAACTGTCAAAATCCCATTCAGTTTTCACTTTCAGTATAATTATATCTGTACGATTAGTTACATTTGACATTCTTCTGTATTCTACTAAACCCCTTTCAGAGCGGTATTTATGAAAGTCTAATGCTTCTATTGCAAAGTCTAATTCTGTATAGCTACCTTTAAATTTAATCAATTCTTCCAGTTTAGCACAAAATAAAGAGTACTCTTGCGGTGTAGGGACAAGGTTGAGATATTTGGGGTCATTGACGTGAACATTAATGGATATACTTGTTTCATCAGTATCAACAAGGTTTAAAACTACTTCAACCGCTTTAATATTTGTATCATCAATGTTCTTATAATAGGTATAATACTTAGCCGTTTCTGCTCCCTTCACCCAACCATTTTTACTTAACTGCCCATTTATATCCATTCTTTTGTTCCTCCTTTTGTTTCTCCTCTAACTCTAACATTTTATATACAAATAAAGACGTATCGCTAACATATAGAGTAAAAGCATTTGGATATATACCCTTAGAGCCTTTCCTGACTTCTATGTTAATGCTATTATTTTTAATGTCAAGTATTACTTTCGCTTCCGCAACATCTCGTGGTGCATATTCATAGATAGCTGTTGTCTTATCACCACCTGCATAAATAAAATGGTGTTCTTCAAGGTGCTTATCAATATGACTTAGCTTGTTACAAATTTCTTGCAAAATATATGTTTTTGCTCTAAATATCTCATCTATATCTTTGGGAAGATGGTAGAAACTATCGTCCCTGTGTTCATTAGTGTGCAAAGTGCAATGGTAAGGGTCAATGAAAACTTGTGGGGTAAGGGCAACTTCTATTGTACCTAAATCTTTATAGGGTTTAGCGTATACACGTTTAAAGTTACCTGCACTAACCAACTTAAACCCATTGTTTTCAATAAGTAAATCATACTTATCTTTTTCCATATTATCAACTCCTTTTCTTATATTATAACTTCTTATATTAATCTTGTCAAACAAGGATATTCCTCGTTTATATTTATTCACTGTTTACCCATATGTATTCAAGTATGTCCCTTAAACCTAAACCGCCTTCTTCAACTGGTTTCATACAATAGTCCCATATGGCAGGGTGTGTATCTTTCAATATCTGAAAACGGTTAGGTTGTAATTCTCGGTGAACTCCAAACATACAATACATACAACCTGTCCTTTTGTAGAGAGTTGTGGTAAGCATACCGTCTTTCTCTATAATGTCACCATAACAAGTTGCGATAGGTATATTATTAATGTGTATAAATTCAAGCACATCTTGTTCTAACCAAAAGCTCATAGGCTTAGAGATAGGTCTTTGCCCCCTATTGAAAGCGTTACAACCATTCTTTAACCAATCGTTGCGTCTTAAACTACTCTCACAAGCCATTGTTGCTAATATAGGCTTTAAACAATACATCTTTTCAAAAGCCTTTGCAGGTTTCTTCTTCATAATGTCACAACACTTGCTTGAAATTTTAAAGGGTGCTTCTAACAAGCCACGCCACCTTTTCAAGCAATTCTTTGGGTACTTCTTGCAATAATCAGAGTCAGGGTCAAAGGCTTCTGCACAATAACCGTCAGGCTTACTTCGTGCAAACTCAACCTTTTGAGCCACTTCTTTACTTATGATTGGATAACCTACATCAAGTATTACATCTCTAAATGAAATTCGCTTTCCATTCTTGTCCTTAGGACAGTCAATAACAAGCTCAATATGTATATCAGTGTATGTACGTCTCAGGTACTCTACAAAGCTCTTAACGTGCTTTTTCAATTCAGGGAACTCTAAACCTGTATCAGAAAACCAAAGTATTAAATCGCACTTTAAAACACTACATACCTGTGCAGCGATATAGGCTAACACTGTACTATCTTTGCCACCCGAAAAAGAAACATAACACTTGTTATTATTATGTACATACCACTCCATTAAGCGTGCTCTTGTCATATCAACTTTTTCACTTAGAGGTTGTGCTTGAAATCGTTGTAAGTCTTGCATAGTATATTTATTCACTGTTCAAACACTCCCCTATAAATTTTATTCGTTAAGTCTTGTTATGCAGCTATAAAGTGACGGTATCATATTTTGAAATTCAAGAAGTGCTTCGTGTGCTTTATCGGCAGATGAAAAATAAACTTGATTAAAGTCCCTAAAACACCGAGTAGCCACTACTGTCGGTCTATAACCGTCTTGTGTCACTTCAAGTGTGATATAGTGTTTAGAAAAATTTGGGTCATTCCAATCATCTGTTGTGATAGGCTTATCATTAAGTGCCTGCCATTGACGTAAGCAATTATAAAATGTTTGGATATAGGCAATATTAGTACATAGCTTTTCAGAATTAAAGTAATTACCTACTTCCACATATGCGTCTATTGTTTCAGGTATATTGTCCCGACAACCACGGTGAGAATTAAGTGTATGGTCTATATACCAAAAATAAGACTGTGTGTCTGTATCCACTTCATAACCTGTTTTGGCATTGTCCGACTCTTCATACAGAACTCCATTGAATAAAATTTTATTTTTCATAATTATCTTCCTTTCTTGTCAAACTTGGATATTCATTTGTTCGTAAACTCATTATAGCATAAAAATAGAGGTATGTCAAATGGAACATACCCCTCACTTTTTATTCATCAAAATCTAAAGTGACTACTTCGTCAGGCTCTGTGACTTCTTTACTTTCCACTTCTATAACATCTTCATCACTTGACTTATCTTCTGATTTTGAGTGCATATTTGCGAAAAGTTTTTCAAGAATACCGCCACCTTGTGGATTGCTTACTTGCATTGTTTCATTGACTGTACCGTCAGCTTGCATAGTTCTTGTTTGACGTACAACTGTCGCTGAACGGCTGTCATACATCTTCATTAAGTTTTGCAACAACTTTGTATTTTGGTCTATCAAAGCCGTTACATCAGCGTCCACCGTACCGTTGATAGTTTCAAGCAACATAGCCTTTTGCATACGAGATATGTTATGATTAACCATACCCTGCATTGCTTGTATAATATCATTGGCATTTCGAGTGTCAAAACCACTAAATAACTTGTGGTAGGCACATACATACCCTGCTTTATATTCAGGACATTTTGCGGCCGCTAAACAAGTGTCACAAGCGAATTTAGGGAATTTCTTAGAATATATGTTTTTAGTCTTGGACTTAACAAGTTGCGACCCTTTAATCAACTTACCTGTTTTCTTATCCCTTATCGGAACAATATCCATTTCCCCAAAAATTTCGTCATCAAGCTCATCAATTTCAGGAGCGGTTTCACCGTCAGGTAAATAACCACCTAATTTTTCAATGATGTTCTCTCTTGATAGCTCAACCTTTTCATATTCAGTGTCATCTACATATTCGTCACGCTCTTTAACTATTCGGTCAAAGTTTGTCCCCTCAACTAAAAGGGTATCTCTTTCGCCTGATAAACACTCTTTATAAAATTGAATAAGCTCCCTTACCTTATCTTCATCATCAGGTGTCATTTTATTTATGTACTTGTCGTGGAGATTGTCAAGGGTGTCAATATTCTCATTGAGATACAAAGAATGTAATGACTCATATTTAGGGTTATCCCAGTTTAGGAACGCAGTCATATCCATAACTGTATATGCTACTTCTGACATATCATCTCTTTCGGGATTGATATTCATTTTCTTAGCATAAGCTATTACTTCTTCCGTATTCTTTTCATTTGACAACACCCATTCAGCTGACGGAAAGAAATCAGGAGGTAAATTATTTATATCCACCTTAACCGCCTTTAGCTTCTGCCAGTATTGTAGGTGCTTTATGCACTTAATAACGTATTCTTCTGCCTGTTTAAAGGCATATACATTGACTTTGATAACTTCGGGTTCGTTATATTCGTCCAACTTCTGAAAATCAACATCAATAGGATAGTTTTTGATTAAAGGAAATGCTTTCTTTTCCCAGTCAACTTTATCTATCTGTTGTGTTTTCTTGCCGTTGAATATAATTAATCGACCATACATCATACCAGCTTTCCACGTTGTAGAGTCAACTGTATAAAATGGTAACTGTGCCAACTCTCTTATTCTTGTTACACCAAATCCGTGTACAAGAGCACCGTGTTTTTCAGCCGTTCGCAACATATCAATACAATTATCAAGATTAAATTCCTTATGAGTATCAGCAGAGGTAAAACCAACATAAGGGTATCTCTTACAATAGTATTCCCAGTTATCAGAGCTAAAGCCTTCGTGATAAACGAAACAAACAGGTACTTTAGTTTCAGCCATAAATGGCTCAAAATACTGTTTATTCCACTTCTTAACTGTTTCAGCTCCGACAAGGACTTCAATATCAAGGTTTGCTATTGCAAATATATGTTCCTTATGCTTTTCAGCCCACCTTAGATACTTTTCAATATGCTTTTCCCAATCCTCAATGGTGTATTCTTCAAACTTCGGGTCTGTTTGAAATGTAAAAGCACCAGAGTCAACCATTAAATGAATATCAGGATATTTGTCAAAAATATCCCTTAAATTTCTACCTGAAAGATAGTGATATGACATAAGAAAATTTCTTATACCTGAATTATAACAGGCTTCAAGATAAGCTCCATACTCTACACCTGAATAAAAGAATGAACAATCCCTTGTCGTGTCCATAATGTCCTTTAAAGAGTAATCTTCTTGTTTAGGTGTATCATTTGTTGCTTTAGCTTCTTCACCGCTTGTAACGTCATTTAGAGCGTTTACAGGCGGTATATCATTTTTCTGTATCTTTTTGAATTTTAGCTTTGCCATTACGCTCTCCCCTTTCAGCAATAGTTTTAGTTTTACAAGGTTTTTCTGCACCCCTTAACTCAACACAAGTATGTGTACAAACCATTGTAACTTTCAGATACTTAGGACTAAGTAATTTATCTAAGCAATCTGCTATTTGTTCAGTTAAATTTTCTTGCAAAGTAGGTTTTCTGCTTAAAAAGTCAACCAAACGTGGTATCTTACTTAGTCCAATTATCTTGTCACTCGGTATGTACTCAACTGTCACCTTGCCAAAGAAAGGCATTAAATGATGTTCACACATACTTTTTACACTTGTCTTTACCTTTACAGGTGTGCCATAACCATTACTCTCATAAGGGAAAGTGGTTAAACCGTTTACAAATTCATCTACATTTTCATTTATGTTTTTAAACAGCTCATTGACATACATTTTAGCCACTCTTTTAGGAGTGTCCTTATTGCTTTCCGTGGCTTTTACCCCTAAAATGGATAAAATTGCGTCTATACATTCTTCAATCGCTGCTACTTTATCACTGCTCATCTAAGTCACCCCTTAAAGATTTATCTTGTTAGCTTGGCTACGGTTGCAGGATTGTTATGTTTGCTATTGCGGTTTTTACCTAAAACCTTATTATTTATATCAATCTCTGACTGGATATAATTTTTTGCTTCCCTTAAACGTGTAGGGTCTTGTTGAATATCCATAGCTTCTTTTAAAATTCTTGCGTCATTCGCAATTTCCCATTCGGGTCTTTGAGATGTTGTTTCTATTACTGACATACTACTTACCTACTTTCTTAGTAATGCCCGCCGTTGCTGGGTCATTACTTCTGCATTTATTTACAATGCTTGTATTAACTAAACCAACTTTAGCAGGGTTAGGTTTTGTACTCTGTTTAGCAACCTTAGTGTATTTAGCAACTGGTGTCTTTTGTGGCTCAATCTTATTGTGCTGTTCATACTTTACGCCACTGACTACTGCCTCATTTTTAGGATTGCCTTTCTTTTCGTTATGCACTGAATGTGCTTGCTTATAATTCTTATCTGTTGCTTGATTAGACATAATTAAAATTCTCCTTTCTGTGCAATAAACCCCACTCACATAAAGTGAATGAGGTTTAGCTTTAATTAACCATTTGCCGCACCACTACGACCACCACGACCGCCACGACCGCCTGATGTTCTTGTAGTAGACGTTTTTACAGTAGCTGATTTTTGTGTAGTTACAAAACCGCTCTTACCACCACGACCACCTGACGTTTTAGCTGCTCCACTTTTACCGCCACGACCGCCTGATGACTTTCCTGCACCACTGCTACCACCACGTCCTGATGAAGCTGGTGTATTAGCATAAGCTGGTGTTGCCATTTTTGCCAAAGCATTGATTAGAAACTTCATACTGTTTCACCCCCTTTCAGTGATTATTTTAGCATTTATGCTTAAAAGTATTTTAGCATATTATGTTTTCTTAGTCAATCACCCTAAAGGGTTATATGAGTACATTTCATCAATTAATTTACAATCACCACATACACCACAAGGCTCGCCTTCGGCAGTCGGGTTATTGCAACTGAAAAAGTCACCTTTTTCAATATTGTACTCTCGTGCGACATCAATAAGAGATGTTTTATGCACATAAGCGAATGGGGCTATAAGTCTTATCCCACTTGGCTTTATAAGCTCATTAAACCTATCAATGAAATTTCGGTCACAATCTTTAAAGCCGTTTTCTTCGGGAGATACATAGTTAAGTCCCATATAAATCTCTTTTATCCCCATTGTTTCCGCTATATTCATAGCGTGGGATAAAAATACAAGATTACGATATTCCACATATTGTTTCTGTGGAATAGGTGTACCTTGAAAGAAATCATTATTTGTAAGGAAATGTAGTGACATATCTAAACCGTAGTTATTACCCTTTTGTAGATACTTTTGATAAATGCTCCACTCTTGATTTAAGTTAGGTTGTCCATACTTAAAGAATAGTAGTGTAAGACATTCGTTTGGATAAAGGTGCATAAGTCTTTCTAACAAGACTACACTGTCAAAACCACCACTAAAAAGAACTAAACGCTTTTTAGGTGGTTTATGTCCTATCGGTGTTTGCGACCAATCAGCCATTATTTTCACTCCTTATAAACTGTATGTTGTATAACCTATCTTGAAATAACCAAATAGGAATACATTCAATTATTTTAGGGTTATCTGAATAGAATACTACTTTAGCACAAGTTGGATATGTTCTTAGTGTCTTTAGTGCAAACTCATAATCACTTAAATCTTGTATGTTAAACTTCACTTCATCTGTGGAGCTTAACAATGCAAGGTTAGTAAAAACATTCTTCTTTGCTACACCACTTGAAGGTGTTTTACAGTCTACTAAGTACCTAAAGCTACGTCTATATGTATCACGAGGGAGCTTATAACAATTACCTGTTTCAATAGCCACCTTGTAATCATCATTCAATAATTCGTATACTAACGGATATAATTCATTAAACTGTATTAAAGGCTCACCACCTGTTATTACAACATTCTTTAGGTCTATACCCTGCTTAAATATTCTACCCATTATTTTATTTATTGATGAGCGTTTCTTACACTCAATGGACTGTGAGTGTCGGCATTTACTACAACCGACATCACAACCGAAAAACTCTACATAAATACAAGGCTTTCCTATGCCTGTACAATCAGTTTGCAATCCCTTGTAAACGTCATTTATGTAAACCATAAAACAGCCACTCCTATCTTACAACAATTCTTGCAATCATAGCTGTTTTTACATCACCATTTTCTTCAAAGTCTGCAAAGCCAGCTTTAAATAAAAGTGAGAAACCTTTTGAAGCCACAATACTACTTGCAATAGCAAGTGACTTATACATTTGATTAACGGCAGAAGCACCTACTGCCCTTATTTCTGTTTCTTTGCCTTCTTCAACACAATTTGCAATACAACCTGCAAGTTGTTTAGTTGATGTTGTGCTTGAAACTTTCAGTAATGTTTTATTCATTTATATACTCCTTTACAATCTTAATTTCTGCTCTTTATAAGTGTTTTGACATATTCGTACTTAACTTCTTTCCAGTCCACAAAACCAAAGTTACGACTGTCACAACTTTCATCACTATTATCCCCCAAAAACCAACAGATACCTAAATTATCTGAATGAGAGTTTAATCTCTTTACAATAAGTCGTTTCTCATTCATAGGCTTATTAAAGAAATAAATGTTGCCGTCTTTCGGTTTACTTGGAAATACCTTGTGTCTTACTCTTTTTGCCAAAACAATATCATTTGGATAAAAGGTTGGAAACATTGACCTGCCGACTATTACCGTCAAGAAAAACGTCTTATGTAAGATATAGACTACCAATGCTATAATCAATACAATAATAAAGGCTATCATTCTTCCACCACCTTTATTATGTTATCCTTCGGTACAAGTTTTAAAAAATCTTCAAGGTCTAACGCTATGTAACTTTTACTCGTGTTAAACTTGTGGAATATAACACAAGGTACTTTGTCTTTAGGACAGTCACTCTCTGCTTGCTTAAACCATTGAGGTAAGCTCCACGTCTTAGTGTTCTTACACTCAATATGTAGCTTACAGTCAATATTACTGTCAACAGGAACTATATCACCCCTAAAGTCATCACCTTTAGCCGTTTTGTTTTTAGCAAAACCACCACTTAAAGGGGTTCTTACAAAGGCTTCACCAAATACCTTTTCAAGTAGCTTGGCTATTGACCTTTCGTAGTTAGCACCTTTGTTACGACTATTTCTTCCCCTTTTCACATTTTTTTCGTGTTGCTCTTTTTGTTCTCTGCCTTTTTCTGTAACTTTTAGTTGCACATTCTTCATCTCCTATCTCTACTGCAATCTCGTAAATCATTATATCATACACATTTGTAAAAAGCAAGAAAACCGAGAAAATTTCTCGGTTTCTTTGATTAATATAAAAAGTTAAGGAGTAGAAGCAATGGAACTCAAAACTGCTTCATAATTATATTACCAAAAGAAATCAAGATTGTAAACCACTTTGCAATATTTAATTGTCAATTTCGTAGAAAAATTCTCTTGTAAAATAAGGGCAAAAATCTTCAACTTGCTTTAACAGGCTCTCAATCATCTCTTTAAGCTCTGGTGCAGCACCTGAATTTTTATCTCTTAGCTTTACAATATGTGCAAACTCAGTTATATTGACTTTCGCCGTAAAATCTGACGGTATAGAAAGTCTGCATAAACCCCTTGCAACATCTTTTCTATTAACTAAATCTTCTCTTATAAAGCCATTTGCCGTTTTAACATATGTAATACCGTCTTGTACGATAGTAGGTGGTAAAGAAACACCTTGAATATCTAATACTTCCCTATCTGTCAGTATTTTATCTTTGTACCAATCCGACTTTTCATCTTGAAAGTCTGCAAGTCGGGTACTTGCTCTTATAATACGATTATCTAATCGTTTTGCGTGAGCGTCAAAGTCATCTTGTGCTCCCCTGTGAATACCCAACACCGTAAATTCAAGGTCAATAAATCTTAATAAGGTAATATGTTTTTTACCGATTTTACACACCTTTTCAATCTCTTTGCAAAAGGTTTCAGAGGTTTCAAGGTCAGTAACAACTGCACCCCTTGTTGATGTATTCAGTTTTTCCATAAGATATATGTCATTTACCTTCTCTTTTGTAAGGTGTCTTTTGCTGGTATACATAGAGGTTATGGCTGACGCATAACCTGATATTTTATTTAATAATACTTCCATTTATATATTCCTTTCTTACTTGTTATTGCTTGTTATAAGGAGATAAGCTATAATCAAAACAAAAAACATAAGCTCTACTAAAATCTTCTCAATATTCATTATTTTAACCCTTTCTTATAGTCCTTACAGGCTTCTTTCCAGTCTATATCAACTTCAATACCTAAAGCCTGTTTCAATTCTTCGTGCAAAGTATCAATTCTTACCTGCCCCTGAACAACTGCGTCACTAACTCTGAAAAAGCTGTTCATAAATTGTAAAGCTCTCTTTTTGCCAAAGCCAAACTCTGTATGTAAAACATAAGCAGGTATTACAGTAAGCATTTCTAAAGCATTTGCTGATACCTTTAAACGTAAATCATCTGTCGCTTTAGCTATCTCACGTTGTAATACTGCATTATTGTTTGGACGCTTACCCCTTTTCTTTCTCTTTGCCATTGTACTTCACCCCCCCCACATAAGATTATTCTGATAAACTTATTATAGCAGATTATTCCGTTTTAGGCAAATGGCACTTTACCTCGTCCAGTCGTTGCAGATAGCTTGTATAATACCACTTAATTTCTGACTCAAAAGTTTTAACCGCCTGCTCACAAAGCTCTTTTGACGTGAAATAAATTGTATCAAAATCACGAACACGAAACGAGTCAAATACAAGAATTGTATCAGTAGAATAATTGTAAGTAAAGTACCACTTAGACATTGTACTTTCTTTCCAATCTTTATTGGTTATCGCTCTATCGTTGTCTGCCTGAAATTTTCGCAACATATTTTTAAGAGTAGTAGCTCTATTTACACATTGTGCAATTTCCTCGGAAGTAAAATAATTACCGCTGTCGAACAATACTGTATCATCATAATGACTATCTTCTGTTAGGTTCATTACCCCATTACTTGATACTACATAATAGGTTTCACCACTTCTTGCTCTCTCATAGCCAGTTAAATCAGGCTTTATAAGCCCTAATTTAGTCGCTTTTTCTTTTGAAATGTTTATAAAGTCTGTTTTACCATTCACTTTTATTTTAAATTTCATCTTGCTCTATCCTTTCTGTATAACTAATATGTGTTTTACCTTGAAATTTATTAAAGTACCAATCTATATCTTCCTTAAATTCTTGAATAGCTTCGTTGCATTTTTCTGCTGATGAAAAATAAACTTGACTTATCATATCATACTCAAAGGATTGTGCTCTTGCTACATAGGTACATCTATCATAGCCTGTTTCCTTTGAAATTACCCACCTAATTTTAGGTTGTTCATTTGGGTTATATGTCGATATTGGTTTATCATTAAGGGCTTGCCATTGCAATAATTTTAAATATATCATTACTGCTTTTAACACCTTATTGGCAAACTGCTTATTATTAAAATAATTTGCGTAGCTGTATAATGTATCAGCGTCAATAGTATGGTTATCTACCGACTTCTTAACAGCTAAATCTATATAAAAATAAGGTTGGTTGTAAGCAACTCTACTAAAGCCTGTATCGTATAGAGGTTTACCCTCTGCTGACAACCCTAAATAGTTTGCTTGCTCGTCTGTTATGTCTAAGCGTGTTATGCTTCCGTCCTTTGCCTTTACTGATATTTCCATTGAAATCACCTACTCTCTTTATTCCTTTAAAAATGTGCTTTATAACTTCTATTGTCCAACCGTCACCACACATATTGTATATGTGAGAGTCAGCTACATTCATCTTGTACCAATCAGGTATTGTCTGCAACTTCCTATACTCGTTTGGAGTAAGTTTTCTACACCTGTTTCTATCCAAAATTTTCTTCTGTGTATTTCCACCCCGACAGCCTGTCAAAGTAGGACTTTTAAAATTGATGTTATTAACTCTTTTCAGAATATCGTGTCCATTAATATGTAAGGTGGCTATAACTTTCTTACTGTTACCGTGAAAGTCAAAACCCTGCTCATAGAAATATTTTTCAGGCACATCTTTATCCATTATATCCTTTATTACCTGCTTACTGGCTAAAGGTAATGGAGCGATAGGTATGTTTGTCCAATACAAACGCTTTCTATCTTGTGACGAAAATATATTGCTGTCAATTAAACGAGGTTTAACACCAATCACTTTTGTTATCTTAGCTATATCAGTCTTATTATTACTGTCCACATTCTCAATCATAAAGAGAACGTCAGGGTTATTATTCGCCTTTATCCATTGTAGTATAGCATTACAGGGATAGAATAACCACGATACACCTTTTAAGCCATTATTATATTCTTTTCGTCCTGCCGTTGCCTTTGAAAGTGAACAGCAAGGACTTCCGAATATAACTAAATCAATCTTAGGTAGGTTACTTAGAGCGTCACCTTTGACAATAAGTTCGTCATCAACTTCTTCAACAAAGTTCATAACGTCACCTATTTGTATGGTATCAGGGAAGTTGTCTTGTGTAACCTTTATTGCGTTCTTATCAATTTCACTTGCAAAATATTTATTGATTTTGTAACCGCTTTCAATTAAAGCAATCTGTCCACAACTCATTCCGTCACACAAGCTCAACACATTTAAAGGTTTCATATACTGTTTAGCCCCTTTCTAACTTAGTCGAATAAATACACCATTCTTAGCACGCTCCCTTGAGGTACTTGTTAAATAGGTTATCTCATCTATGGGTACTCCACCTTCTTCACCATATATGTCATCTGGGTAGATAACAGCTACTTCTGTATCGCAAGGAAATGTATTTAAAATATCAACCATTTCTTTAACCGTCATTTTACCCCTCATTCTGCAATAACTATTTCTATATCATCTTTGTCATTACTTTTTCTTAATAGGGACGTGTTACATTCTTTGACTGCTTCAATGTAGCGAGCCAGCGCTTCTTTTGCTCCTTCTGCATTACTGTACTCACGAGGTGCAATACTGTCATCATATTCTTTCGCACTACCTCTTACATATATAATAGCTGGTGTTAGTTCTGGACTACTTATACTTTTAACCTCAATCCCATTAGACGCACAAAATTTAAAATCCCCTCGTTTAATCCCATCTCCCTGCTCCAGCACTTTCATTAACAATACATTTTCGACTCTCCAAAATTTAATTTTTAACATTTTTACATCTCCTCCTTACTTCTCAACCTTTTCAATTCTTTTTTACCTTCTGCCGACAAGTCGTTTTCGTCTTTAATATTATTAAGACACGATATTACTCTGTCATTCATCATAACTTGAAAATTTTCGTTCTTCGGTAATAGGCACTCTGTTTCTCCTTTATGGAATACGCATTTTTTGCAGTTACAAATCATTTTAATTCCCCTTTCCGTATTCTTTTATAACTATATTAAGTTGTCTCTCCTTAACTTATAGTATTTAGCTCAAATCACTTTTTAACTTTAGTGTTCTCAACAACTTTCCGTCAGCAATATCGTTTACCTTGTCAGTAGGTATATCAAGTAGATACTGTATTTGTGATAGCATAACAAGAACATCTGAAAATTCCTCTGTTATGTTATCCATTACTGTGTAAAATGGCTTTCTTACTGGTTGTCCTTTGCCTTTATAACGCATATACTTTGTTAAAGATTGAGTTAATTCGCTCATTTCTTCAATAAGTAAAAATACCTGTGCGTCACCGTATGTATCAGCAATTTCTCTCCACCCTTTTGCAGATGTCAAACCAATAAGTTCTAACGGATAAGTGTGTTTAGTTAAGTCCGAAGAGTAGATAGGGTTATCACCATACTTTGACTTAACACATTCTACTTCTGTTTCAAGCAATTCATATTTCTTATGAAACACGTCTGGCTTACAAGGGTAGTATTCGCCACGCAATCCTCTTATAATGTAATCACCGACATTTGCTCGCATATCACCTTCAAGTGTTCTTATAACTGGAACACCTTCGACAATATAGATATTTGTCTTTTCAGGTGTATTTGCAAACTGAATAATCTCTTGCATATTATCACCTGTCCACTCCATAGCATTTATTTCACAAGGTTTCGTTTTATACTTCATCTATAATCTTCCTTTCTATTAATAATTTCGTTCTTCACAAGCAGATGTTTCTTTAGCTTCCTTTTCCCAAGAATATTCCCAAGTGGAATTAAACACTCTCCTACCACACATTGCATAAAGCCCTGTACAGTAAACCCTTAGATATTTACAACCAAAACAACTCTTATTACTTATACTTTGCATTGCTCTCACCCTTTTCAAAAGATAACATTCCTGTTTCGGTTAATGGTATCGTTTCATTAATCTTTATCTATACTGCTCCAATCAAGTCGTTGCCCACAATCAGGGCAGAAATTACATTTGTCCGAATAGTCCAACTCAAACATATGTCGACAAGTAGGGCAATAGCCAGTGTCAAATACTATTCCACATTCATCATAGCCGTCACCTTCAAGGTCAGGAACATCTGGTTTATTCCTTTCAATCATATCAACAAAATCAACATAATCTTTATCAGGGATTGCAACAGTAACCACCTTATCATTACTATTAAACATAAGTTGAATTGACCGCAAACTTTCAAGAGGTAATTTATTAAGAGCATTACCATACCTTACACTCTCTTGTAAATCTCTTATTAAAGTAAATCTCTCAAAGCCTCTTACTGCAAGTGCATAAGTAGAATATAATTCAAATTGAGGAAAAACGTTATTGCAAGGCACAAAAACACCGTTAGTATTTTGTGAAAACTGTCCCATACGGCTTGTTTCAATATACTTTCTGCCAACTCGTGTAACAGGTATAGTTTCAATTTTACCATACTTTTCTGAATACCTATCCACATTTAAAAGAAAAGCGTCAGTTCCAGCTTTAAAATTCTTTATTGTTTGCACGTTTCTCACACTCCCTTCTCAGTGTTTCTGTAAATTCTTCTTGTGACATTTTATCACTATCACCCTTATAAGTGATTTTTCTACTGTCATCAAAGCGTTGCTTATTCGGAGAGTTACGCAACTGTCTTTCAAATAATTGTCTTTGTCTACGCATATATTCGATATTGTTTTCGAGCATATGCTTTTGTATTTCTTTTGAAGTCTTTACATTATGAAACATAACATTTACGCCAATTATAATAACAAATAAAGCGAAAAGAAATAAAAAGACCCCTAAAGTAATACATAAGATTTTAAGCATTGCCACTACCTTCTTTCTGACGTTTGTTCTTGTAACACTCTCTTTTATATGCGGCCTCTTTTTCAGCACAAGCTATACACATACGTTGTGTTCTTTCAAGTGGTAGAGGTTCACCACACTTAACACATAAATGATTTTCAATTCTTTCAGCACGAGTTTTTTTAGCCCATTTACGCTTACCTGCCCTTACGGCATATAACTTTTCAGGCGACTCTTTATAGTTTCGGGCATTATTTGCCTTTCTTCTATCCTTACACTCTCTGCACGTTAAACTTCCTTCTTCTGCTGGACGCTTATGGCAGTTAGTACAGATACCGTCTTTCTTATTCTTTTCATACCTGTCTTTTCTGTATTTTTTATAATAGTCACTGTATTGTTGATAATCTGACATATTGATTACTCTCCATTCTTTTTAATTCCTGCAACCGTAAAATCGTCCAATGAAGGGTGATTTACCTTTGTATACATAGCACACACTATATTCCACAAAAATGCAATGTTATGTGGTTCATCTTCCAATCCCACCATTACCTTTGTTAAGTGCCTTAAAGCACTGTCTATAAAGCTATGTAAAGGTAAACCTTTTTCCCAGTTTCTTGCTTCATACTTCAATGCCCCATTCTCATAATGTTTTGCCAACTCCCAAAGAGTGTTAAAGAAAAAGGTAGTGTACTCACTGTTAAGTGCCTGTATGCTATCCAACTTTACACCCGACTTATAAGCGTTTAGAATTACGCCTAAATGAAACGTTGACAGTAGCGTTTGATAACTACCCAATTTTCTGAACAAATTTAATTGAAAATATATCTGTGCTATAATTCTTACTTCAAGCTCATCTAACTCCCCCTTTTTTGGTGGACGTTCTTCAATAAGCAATGTCCTAAAAATCGCATTATAGTCATCAACATTAAGTTGAGTAACTATATTTGATATTTCTGCTAAAGGTAATAAGTCAAACCTACCTTTACCCTGTACAATTTCTCTCATTGCACCTGTTTCAAAATGTGTTCTTTCACCACTATCTTGAAGTGGTGTTTTAGCTTTTATCTTATTCATTTTATTATCGCTCCTTTACTGTAATTGCATTATACACTCTTTTATCCCTGTTGTCAAATAAGGAAAATCCTCACTCCAACTAATAAGGTAGCCTTGCTAACCAATATAAAAAACTAAGCATAATAAAAGCTATAAATATCACAAAGATTAGCAACCCCAACATATACTCCCTAAACTTCTTACCCACAATATCACCTACATTCTTCCGACATTATGCAGGCGAGTTTCTTCTGAAAAATCATTTGTCCTTCTTGTAACTTCCCTACTTAATAAGAATATTGCGTCATCAATATTTTCAATTTGCAATCTAAGGATTGACAATTTCTTTGTCAGGTCAATGTATTCTTCATATAAAGGTTTTACTTGTGGCTCTTGCACCACAAGTCTTTCCTTTGCTGACTCTGCCATTTTAGCAGGTAAGTCTTTATAATATTCTATACTTAATTCAAGGTACTTTCTCTTTGCTTCTTCAACAAAGATTTCCATACGCCCAACTAAAGTACGCATATACATCTTTTGTTGAGTGAAAGCATTGAGGTGTTCACCAAGTTGTTTTGCCGTCAACTCTGTTATTTGTGCAGGTAAGCTCAAATTATCTGAATTTATATGTAATGAATTATTGTCAGGCTCAAAGAGGGTTACACCCTTATCCTTTAGACTGCCTTCCATTCGTTGCATATAACTCTGACGTGCTTTTACAGGGTTAAATTTTGGCATACGTCATCACTCCTTTAATTCCAACAAGCAATTCTATAATTGCACCAACGGCAACAATCATCTGTCTTTTTACTTGCAATACGAGGTGGTACTTCACCATTTGCAATATAATCGTTCAGGCTCTTATAATCATTAAGTATCTCTGTCATTAAGCCTTCCGCTTCTTTGCTCTTTGACGAAATAACAAACTCTTTCAAGTCCTGTGTGTTCTTATTCTCATAAAGAAATACTGCTTCTGTAACTGGCTGTTTCAAGCGATATAGAATATTATCAAACAGATTATGCAACTGGCACTGGTATTGTATCTTTTCTTCACGAGAATACTTTGAACCACCCTTTAGGTGCTGATACAACTCTGCATATTCGGCAAATCTCTTTGTCTTACTACGCTTAAACTGTAAGATATTCTTATACCTTCTGTGCAACTCTTGTCTACGTTGCTCCGCACAATAAACGTAAACAAGCCCCTGTCGCTTATGTTCAGGCTTAGGCTCTTTCAAAGAGCTAAAGCCCCTATCATTTATGGACTTGATTTCAAGAATGGCTATTCTTTCAGTATAACCCTTTTCATTCAAAGGTGTTAATGCAAGCACACCGTCAGTATGCCCCTGTATATTATACTCCACATTATGTACAGGTAGCTCGTCCATAAGTAGAATACCCATATCCTTTAGATACCCTTGCAATCTTTCGTGTACCCCTGTACCGTTGTCAAAGATACGTTGTGAACGAGGTGATATACTGTTAGGGTCAGCTTGTACACACTGTGTTCTTGCATAATATCTTTCACGAGGACATCTGCCGACTTGTGACGGAGCATTTACGTCAATCGCTCTGTTTTCGTCTGTTTCATTAGCCTTTTTAGCTAAATACAAGTCCAAGTCTTTAATCACATACCCTTCATTTTTCATAGCGTCAAATAAGTTCTTTAAAGCCATTTCTTGCACCAACCTTCCTTAAATGTGTTTATCAATCTTACACTTCTGTTCAGACTAAAATTACCTAAAAGAAGTCCGATAACAGACAGCCACTCAAAAGCGGTAAATAATATGTAACTTTTCTTAAAGCATACTATTGCATAGACTATAACTGTTGCTACTGTAAATAACCTAAACAGCACACATAATATATTTGTTACTTTTATGTATCTCGATACATCTTCCATTTATTTATCCTCCTTTTTCTTAAAGAAAATTCTTAGAAATACACGCATACCTACTAAGCGTATAATACCTGTGATAGTGCAAATAATCGCATTAGTCATTGTCATATTAAAAGATAGCACATCTTTTTCTACAAAGAATATCGTCCCGAAAATAACCATTAATGCACCTGCAAACATACAAAGTTTTTCACTCACATTGATGATAAGACTTAGGGTATACAATTTCGTTAGTTTATCCATTACTCTGTCACCGCCCTGCACTTAAACACTGATGTGAATATAAATGCCATCTGTACTATCTGTAATATTATAAATGATAGTACACTGACAATATTATAGTTTAAACCAAGTGTTTTATTGAGTAGCCACCCCATAAATACACTTATACCGACAATAACCACTGACATAAGTGCTATGATTATAAGTAGAGCAAAAAGTATCTTACTTACATATGCAATATTAAATTCATCTCTGTTCATTATTAATTTCCTCCACACATTCTAAGAAGTCAGACCATTTAAGAACCGCCAACTTGTCACCTGACAAAGCCCACTCAACAATCATAGGTTGATTATGTATCATAAACTGCTTTTTATCAACATACAGACTTTCAAGTTGTTGATATATTTTCTTAGATAGCTTACTTTCAGCCAAATCATAATAAGCTACAACCGCCATTTTATCCTTACCATTGCATAAATCAACAGACATTACAGGTAAGCGGAAATTCTCTTTAAGAGCTTCTTTACTTATCTTTGTCCACGTTTTTAGTGTCAAAGGGTAAGCTGGCTTTTCTGTTACCTTACACTCTACGAGGAACAGGTCACTTTTAACGTCCCCTTTTGCCCCCCATAAAGCCCCTGACGCTGGTGTAACCTTACCGCCAAGTTCATTTGCTACTCTTTTTTCTTGTATTTGACTCTTTTTTCTTACGTCCATTAATTTCGCTCCCATTCTTAAAAGATAATATATCTCTGTTTTTCGCTCCTTTTATCACTTCCCAGTAAAGGCAATAGGAAGTGGTATCAGTGTGTATCATATCATATTCAAGCACATTTGGGTTTTGACAAAGTTCTTCTTCATCACCCACCGCCTGATAAAAGTGTTCACAATTTAAGCAAGACATAACATAACTGTTGCCTTTGGCTTTATTCTTAAAATCCTTAAAACCACGCCCTGTTATCTTCATCTGCTAATCACTCTTTCCATTACTTCTGTCTTTAACTTCTCAAAGAGGTTTTCATCTTCTGATAGAGCCTTTACAAGTGCTGGAATACCTTGATACTTATTATCCGCATAATAGAACCAAGCACCTTTTCTCTCAATTATACCCCACTCAACACCGAGCATAATGATTGACTTATTATTGTCATTGTAGTTAGGTGTAACTCCTGCTTCATTCTCTGAATAGTAGAAGTCAAAACTACCTTCTTGATTACGGCGGTAAGTCTTGTTCTTTTCTATTTTGAATTTAACAACTTGTCCGATAATCTCTTTGTTTGTGCCTGTACCCTGCACAATCCAGTCACCACGTCTAAATCTTATAGCCACTGACTGAACAAAGCCGTTAGCCCTTCCTCCGGGGGTATTATGTACAACAACACCATTTATAGTACCACCTGCAAGGAAATTATGATAACCGTCAACCTTTATATCATATCTATGTCTTTTCTTTAACTGTTTCTTTGAAGCAAGTCTAACACTTATAACTCGTGAATATTCCTTCTGCCACTGTGGGTTATTATGTAATTCAAAATCTATATAATAGCCTTTGTACTTATCAGGTAGCTTGTACTGCATACATTCAGGTATATAAGTCTTTATCTGCTCAAAAATCAACGCTGATGACGAGCTGTTTATGCGTATCAAACCGTCTTTCCTAAAATTTGCAACAATACCTAACTGTCCCAAAGCGTCACATATTCTTTGCAATCTGTCAGGGTACTTAGCAAAACGCTTAACACTTATAAGCATTGCAGAGCTATCTGTGTCTAAACAACCGTCGTCCATATACCATACAGCCATTCCCAAATAGCTAAAGTGTCTTGATATAAAATAGTAAGGGTCACGTTGTGGTAGTGACTTCTTTATCTTCATTAACTGAACAGACGGTTTTGAGTGCCAAATACTTTTGCCTTCTGTCTTTTTAAAAGGCATTAAAGCATTTAGCTTATTCACTTTCCATTCAGCATATTCAGGGTTTACACTATCTTGCAATCTCAATAATGCAGTATTTGAGTTTTTATGTGTACTATATAAGGTACTATCACCCGACAAAGTACCATATAGAAAGTCACCTAAAGTGCCGTTTATGTAATTTTGATATTTTGTTACCAACTTATCTGCCATTGTTATATCCTGTGCTGGTTTCCAACCAGTATCAGTTAAAACTTTATGGTCGTATGTAACTGTTATACCAAATCTGCCATTCCTACTGCCGATACCTTTTGACTCAATGTGATAATATTCATCATCTGTATCTATCACACCATTGTCACGCCAGTCAACAATATCTTTGGCTTCAAATTCACCTGTTTTCTCATTCAAAGCCCAAACTTGCCCTTGTATTTTATTTTCCACAATTTCACCAATAGGTAGACATCTGCCGTCAACCAAAGGTATTTTCGTGTCATAATGTAAACAGTATTCAGGATTTCCATAGCTACCTATTTTCTCTCTTAGCTGATTTACACATATAAGAGTAAAAGGCTCATTACCTTCTCTAACTAACTTGTTATTAAAAGCCTGATACTTACGGAAAAATTCGCCAAGCAGTTTAGGTACTAAGCCCATTTGTACTGACTCCTCCATTTTACTATCCTGCTCTTTTGTCGGAGATAGTGCAGCAATAGAGTCAATAACGGCTAATTGTACAAGACCACTACTTTCCATATCTATTACTATCTGTGTAGCTTCTTCTAAGCCAACTGGACGGCTATATAAAAGCTCGTCCGTATCCACGCCACAAGCTCTTAAATATTCTTCCGTTGTAGTTGCTTCAACATCAATAAATGCACACTTATAACCCATTTTTTGAGCGTTTCTTACAATGTGAGCACATTGCGTTGATTTAGTAGTAGATAAGCCACCTGAAATTTCAGTATATCTACCGACTGGTATACCGCCACCTAAAGCTACATCTAAAGCCACACTGCCTGTGGGTATTCTTTTTATTACTTCATTATCACCTGACGGAACACCTAAAGTGACTGCATTGTCACCAAACTTTTTATTAATACTGTCTAACAGTCTTTGCATTTCTGCACTGTTAGACTTCTTTGACGTTTCTTTCTTTGGTGTTTCCTTCTTTTGCTTTAGTGCCATTATTCCAAACACTCCCCTTCATACAAATCTCTTATTTCATAATCGCCGTCACTTTCAAGCTGATTTATAAGAGCAGTTATGATATAATCAGTGACAGAAACATCTGCGTCCACTGCCACCTTACCAACACGCTTATAAATACTTTCGGGTATTTGACAATTTAGTCTGTGTAGTTTCACAATATTCACTCCTTCTGCTTTGTAATTACTATTTTACACTATGTTTTCCCTTGTGTCAAGAGAAATTTGTGCATATGCACATTTTCATTAAAATACACAAAATTTGCAAATAAAAATTATTACTTTTTCTTTAGATTAAATGTATACTCTTTACTGCGTTTCAGCCGATTTTCAAGAGTATTCTTTTGGAATGGTTTTATCCAAACCCTTTTACCACTCTTATACGTCCTATAATGACCTTTAACACCAAATGAATAGGTACACTTATTATAATGCCTTTTAACCTGCTTTTTGCCTGTCTTAACGTCACTTACGAATTTATTAAGTCTTATTATCTGCGTTTGTATAAGTTTAGACTGGGACTTAGACTTGCCTTTCTTCTTTTTCTTCTTAACTTCCTTTTCAACATATTCTACTAATTCGGGCTCAAAATTCGCCATAAAGTAGGTTACATATGTTACATAGTAAATCATACAAAAACCCAACTTTTCTTCAATGTCACTTAAAGGACGGTCACACGATATGCCCCAAGAAAAACTCACCATTCCATTGTCAGTTATACTGTCTATCTTATGAAATGAACAATCAGGTAACTTTGTAGATGACTCTTTGCATTTAAAATTACTTAAATGTACCACACCGTCATCTGTGAATTTCATATCAAAAGTCGCCCAAGTGCTATTACCATATAACCCTGCAAACTCACATTCCATTGTAAACTCTCTTAATACTACTGGCAATTCATTTATTTTGACATTGTTTTTGTATAGCCAATTAGCTATAAACTCGTATGAGTCTACACTACATAGTATCTTGTCCATTTCTTTCTATCCCTTTCTACCGCTAATTTAGGTATATTATACATCATATTTAAACATAGTGCAAATAAAGGATATTCCTCGTTTCGTGAGGAATATCCTTTTGGACTACTTTGCTTCTTGATAACTGTCACCGCTATCCCACGCTGTTAGCATAGGGAGGTTTAACTCTACATTATCACCGAATGGGTGTTCCATATAAGCCTTTGCTTTAGCTATACAGTCATCAACATATTTTTCGGGGCACTCAAACACAACTTCGTCGTGAATTTGCAAAATCATATCTGCACCGACACTCTTAAACCAAGGGTCAGCATTTATACGATTTTGTGCCGACATTGTAATATCCGCTGCACTACCTTGAATACAACTGTTTACCGACAATCTTTCACAATATGCTTTAGCCTTAAAATCGTGACTGTTTATATCAGGTAGTCTACGTTTTCTTCTTAGCAATGTTTGTACATAACCATTCTTATGTGCAAATCGTTTCTGTTTCTGCATAAAAGTTGTAATACCGCTGTACGCTTCAAAGTATTTGTCAATGTATGCCTGTGCCACTTCTTCACCAGTCTTAACGTGGTACTTTTCAAGGTACTCTTTACCACTTAAATCAATCGGGCTATATGGGTCATCTTTCAAGTTATTGTATAGGGTGTATGCTCCACCGCCGTACATCAACAAGAAGTTAATTACTTTCGCCGCTTGTCTTAGGTGAGGGTACTTCTTCTTCACATCTTCAATAGGACAATCCAACTCAAACATATTGACCGCCGTTGACGAGTGAGTATCAGAACCGCTTAAAAACATATTCATAAGGTTTGTGTCTTTACTATTTGATACAAGTATATTATTTGCAAAATAATTGTGATTAACAGGTACTTCTAAGTCATATCCCGATTGTGTCAAAGATTTTGAGAATAGTCTATCCCCTTCTTTAACCTGCTCTATGGATATTATCTTTACTTCTGTTACATCTTTATGTTCGACATTCCACTGATATGTTTCCAAACTATTTTGCAAGAATTTTGGGAATTTGTAAGCCATACACTTTGGTGTATAAGGTGCTATTGCATTAAGAAAGTTTAAAGCATTATCACCACTACAAGATATGCCACCCTTAATTCTATTGAATTTTAAGTTGTATTCATTAAATTTATCACTTAGCACTTTAAAGGCTTCATCAGATAAATTCTCTCTTGCTATGGTTACATAATAACCTTTTGTATCTGAACATCTATTGTCGTGACCTAAACAACCGTCATCTAAATACCATATAGCTAAGGACTTTAAATTAAGACTACTAAGTAATTCAGCATTTATCTGCTTATGTTTTTTACCGTCCGAATTAGTAAAGTATCTCTTTAGCTTGCGTATAAATGGGTTTGCTCCTATAATTGCCTTGTGCATTTTACCTTCTTCTTGTATAGTCCCAGTTACAAAATCTTTTAATAACCTATACTTCCACATCAAATAATCGTATTGTTTTTGAGAATGATAGAATGTTAAGTTATCACTTCTTTTTACAAAATTACTATCACCTAAAGACATTCCTATTACAAGGTCTTTTAGGTCATTTTCTATGCAAGGTGCATTAAAGTAAATGGTATCACCAACTTTTAAATCACGAGCTAACTTTTTACCTTCCGTAGTAAATATGCTATGATTATGGGTTACAATAAGTCTGCTATCATCACCGTCATTTGTTATCCTTAACCAATCCTTAAACTCTCCCCTGTATTGTGGTTTATCATATAATGCTGATTTACCATTTTTCCAAAAATCTGAAACAGGCATATTTTGTATCTTACCTGTTTCAAAATTATACGACTTAACGTATACAGGCTCACACTTTTGTACTAAAGTGCCTATTTCTGTTGAACCGCCGTCAGCTAAAGCTATTGGCATATTTCTTTGAATACAATAATGTGTTAGCACTCGCATTTCAAGGTTGTTATAGTCACCTGCTATTATCTTCTTTCTCTTTACTGTACAACCTTTCTCAACTGCACCGCCTGTATAATCTCTTACCCAGTCACCATTTTTATCCGCAACATATTCACTGCCGATAAACAAGCTACGAATTTGATACTTGTCATCATCTTCCGCTTTAGGTAGCTGTTGTAGGTTTGGAGAAGAACAATTATGAACGCATATCTCATTAGCAATGAAATTATGGTAGTCCCTCACTTCCAAGTCATAAACGTGCTTAACTCCAACTGGCACTATTTTTATGATTTTATAGTTAGGACTTTCTGCTTCTGACAGTACCTTATGTGGTACTCTTAACTGCTCTGTTTTAACTTTACCCTCTGCTGCTAATTTCTTTCCGTGATACCTTGCGTGTTCTGCTTTAGTCATTAGCATTAGATTAGATATTCTGTTATCTTGCTTATCGCCATTCTTATGGTGTATGTGAATATCAGAATTATCACATTTAAAGAAGTCCCTTTTAATTATGAGTTGTTCTTGCTCCATATATTTATTTGCACCATATATACGAGGTCTGCTACCCACAATAGAACGTCTTAGGTGAAATACTTTACAGCTATCTGTGTCTTTAAGTAAATCTATGGCACTACACCAACCATTATGTGTTAATATTTTATGCTCAGGTGTACATATCAAGCTACCTGTGTTATGTGTTCCGTCACTTTTCCAAGTGGCTTCCACACACTCTCTGTAACCGTTATCATATACATTAGTTACTTCTGATATTCGCACTTTACCATTATCATCATAGCAATATACTAAATCACCTGCAACTATATCCTTTATAGGTTTTCTACCACCTACACAAGTAATTAAAGTGTTTTCTTCAATACACGAGATACGTCCGCTGTCCGTACCAAGTATGTTAAATGAAGGGTGTGCCTTTCCGTCACTATAAAGCTGTTCGCTCAACCCTTCCATAAAAGCACTGCTTAACTTTTCCAACTTCTTATATGCAAGAAGTTTTCTACATAGCTCCACACCCTCCTGCTTTCTCTTGACCTTGAATGTTTGCTTACAGAGTTTTAACAGGACTGCTGTGTTTGCTTGTGGTGCTCCTGAAGGTGTCTTACTTATAATCTTGAAATTAAAGCTAAGGTGCTTTAGTCGGCTATGCTCCTGTTCTGATACTGCCTTATCATAAGTCTGCATTAGCTTTTGACGTTTCTTGTCATCACTTGACTTCCACACATTTGTTTCCGTAGGGTGTGTTATAGGTTTTTGATAACCGAATAATAACTCTTGTATTTGAGCATTACTGTTGACATTAAACTCACAACCTGCAAGCTCATAAATATCATAAAGCAAATCCTCCTTATCTGCCTTAACGTCAACTTTCATCTGCTCAAGTCGCTCTGTGTCCACTTGTGTACCGTGTTCTTCCATTACAAACAAAGTTCTCAAAAATCTCTTATAAGTCTTATTAAAGATTTTATCCATACCTTCCTTAGCCATTTCGTCCATAGTACCTAAATACAAGCACCAAGTGTAAAAAGCGTCCGCTAAAGCATATGGAGCACCTTCATCAATAAGTACCATATTAAAGGTTGCTTTTTGTGAAGCCTTTAGTCCAAAACTCTTTTTAACTTCTTTCGGCACATTATTTATGACTTCTGCAAAGTGTTCTTGCTTGATACCCAACTTCAACATTGAGTTTTCTTTCAAGCCCTTTGGTATATTCTCATTACACAACCAACAAGCTATCATTGTATCATATAAGTCTTTAGTTTTTATATCTATGCCTAAACGAGCCATAACGTGCATATCAAACTTTAGGTTATGCCCAATTATTCTGACATCTTCACGTTCAAAAACAGGTCGGAGATACTGTCTTAAAACCTTTAGAGGTATATTTCTCTCCCAATCTTCTTCTCTCTCGTGACATAGTGGTATGTAATAATTATTGTAGAAACCCCAAGATATTGAGATACCTACACCCTTAAAATCTTTGTTATAACCGTAAACTCTCAAAGTATTTGTTTCCGTATCGAACGCAAATTCGTCAAGTTTACTCATTTTTTGAGCAAGTGTTTTCAGCTTACCTGCCGTATCTATTATATCATATCGCTCCATTACTGGACTTTTGTAATACTCCTCGTACACTACTTTCACTCCTTATATAAAAAAATAAGTGCTATCTCAAAAGAGAGTAGCACTTATTACAGATTAAGAATTTATACGTTTCTTTAGTCCTTTACCTATCTTAAAACGGAGATAGTTTTGTTTAGGAACATTTCTGCGTCCACCCTTTTTATCAGGCATAGTAAAAGCGTCCCTACTATACTTCGTTAAGGTAAAATGATTAATTATTTGTAATACCCCACCTGTAATAACACTACTCTCAATAGCGTCTATTACTGCATAAATAGTCTTTTTGGCTTCTTCAACAGATACGTCATTTTTCTTTGCGTACTGTTTTGCTAAATCTTGAATACCAAAGACTGCCACACGTTACACCCCCTTTCGAGAAAGTTTGTGTTTATGAACAGACTTTACAGATGACTTCTTTGTGAAAGACTTTTTAGCAGGTTTAACATCTACTTCCTCATCTTCTTCATCTTCTTCATCTATATAGTCATTGTCATCTAATGGCTCATCATCTTCTTCGCTATCGTCATAGATTTCTTCATCATAATCTTCTTCTGACTTTGATGTATCTTTTTCTGACTTTACAAGACTGGCACTTATTTCAAGCGAATTTTCAATAATTGCATAAAGACTTTCCATAGTGCCGTCATATTGGTCTGCAAGATTATCAGGCAACATTGCAGCAATTTCTTTTTTCGTCAACTTATCTTCATCTTGACGGTCAAAAGTGTAAGTTGTGCTTGTACCCTTGCCGTTTCTCACGATTGTATAGTCACGATTAGTTAGCCCATATCTTTCGTGTAAGCGGTCAAGCTGTGTAATAACTCTTGTACCCGCAACGTACATCTTTAATGAGCCATTAACTTTCTTGCCGTCCTTGTTCTTGTAGCTACGTCTATCAAATACAAGAAACGCCCCCTTAAATGAAGGGTTATCGCCACCGTCACAAATAGAGCAATCGTCCCCTGTACAAATAACACTGTCGTATCTATTACCCTTTTTAATGTTGTGCTCCCAAAAGGTGACAGGTTCTTCTGTCAAAAACCTTACGTCAGCTTCATCACCGTCATCTTGTAAAAAGAAACGGAACAACTGACCTTTCATAGCTTCTCTGCGTTCTTCCTGACGCTTTGCTTCTTTTCGTGACTCTTTATAGCCACGCTTAAATAATTTACCCATCTCAAATCACTCCTTTTCTCTTGTTATTATGTATTCTATTTAATGGGTTAAACATATTATAGCACATTGTTTAGTGCTTGTCAAGTATGGAATTTCAATTCCTCGATTATATTTTCTGTAAAGTATGTTTGACTAAAGAAGCTGTACTGATTAGCTTATTTGTCAATAGCTCTCCCCATTCAGAGGGGTCTTTACCTTTACCGTCTACAATAGAATAATCACACGTTAAAATATCCACTCTATCTCTTAATCTTTTTCTCGCTATTTGTTCGGCGGTCTTACCGCCTGTATCATTATCAAATAACAGTATGACCTTATCACAACTATCAGCAATAAAGTCAGCTTGTGCCACCGTCATCTTCGCTCCCATAAGAGCACCTGTGTTTATTCTGCCCCACTTATGTAACATCATACAGTCAAGCATACCTTCAACAACTATGAGTGTTCTCTTAACAGGTTTTATCTTATCGGCTGGGAACACAATAGAGCCTTTTTGAAAACCATATATCTTATAACGGCTATTCTTAGGTCTGTTAGGGTCTATGTATCTTCCTATAACTCCGACAAGTTGATTATCTTGACTAAAGACTGGTATAGTTACTGTTTTATTCTCAATATCCCTACCCACTTTCCAATATCTCATATCTTCTTTATCAAAGCCACGTTTAAAGAAATAGGTATAGGTTGCCTTACCGCTCTTAAATGGTGCTAATTTGGTCTTAGGCATTACTTTTAGTTCAGCCTTAGTGTTTATACTACTAACTTCAAACTGGTGTAATTTACGCTGTTTTATACCGCTTAAAGCCTTTGAGTAATCTACACCGTATCTTTCAGCCATAAACTGCTCTGCCTGTCGTATGCTTTTAAATTCATCAGGCAAAGATTTATACAAAAACCACACTAATGAGCCACTGGCATTGCAACTAAAGCAGTTAAATAGTTGTAGATGTTGCCCTATTTCATCAGGTGGTTGATAGTCAGCGTTTATTCCGCAGGACGGGTGACTTTCGCTAACCGTGAATAGGACAACAAAATTGTATCTTTGAGCCTTTCCACTGTTGTACTTTTTCTACTCCAATATAATCAAGTAAATCTTCAATTTGCTCTTTAGATAAAAGTGTACTATTCATAACTTACATCACCACCTTTGTACTTACATAGCCACAATATATTATTCCACTTATCTCTGTCACATTCAGATAAAACAAGCAATCTACCAAACTTCTTATCCACGATACTGGTATTAATCATCTTGTTTCACTTCCTTAACCTGTTCTTTAGGAATAAGTCTATTGTAGTTATTCCTTTCATATTGTCTGCACTTTGAATAAAGCTCTGTGGACTTCAGCCACTTATTGCCGTCTGAAAAATCAGCGTATACACCAATATTATTTGGGTTAAGCCCCACATTCAAAGAAGATAATTTCTCTTTGAATAACTTAGCTACCACACCTAAATGGATACTATTTAACCCTTGTCTCACCTTTGCATAAGTCTTTATAAGAACAGTCGCTTGCACCCTATTGTCGTGTTCTTTGTCAACTTTTTCCTTAACAATTTCCCACTCAATAAGATTATCAAGTTGTTTAGAACATTTTGTCTCAACACACCTATCCTTTAAAATACAAAATGTGCAGGGAATATATTGTTCACATAAAGACTTTATTGCTTTCTGCTCATTCAATGTACAAGTTATTTTCATTCTGATTGCCTCTCTTTACTTTTGCAGGCTATTATACACAAACGACTATGTGGAAAACTAACACTCACCACATCTTCATCTGAATAGCCATTCATACCGAGTTCAGCATTTATAACTGTTTCAAGATGTTCATAATAACCGTCATAGTTCAATGGTAAAACAATTCTAAAAAGTTTCATAATATGTACTCCTATTCCACGTCATCAACTGATAATGTATCATTGTCTGTTGAGTCATCTGCACCTTCACTATCTGACGGCAATTCAGCATATATCTCTGAAAAGTCCATACAAGTGAAGTCCCAGTTAAGTGTTATCCTACCACCCTCACCTTCTCTGTTCTTTATAACAGACACTTGCATTTCTCTGTCATTTATCATTACTTCATCTCTGAATAAAGATATAACTACGTCAGAGTCCTGTGCGATTGCTTGTGAATATTTAATATCACTTAACTTAGGTGCCGCTTTTGTGTTAGACTTCTTCTCGTCCAACTGTGTATTGATAACAATAGGCTTGTTTACTCTCTTAGCGAGCTTTTTCAAGTCACGAGTAATATGTGCTACTCTCAACCAATCATCTCTTGCATTTTGGTCGTCCTCCATAAGATACACACCGTCAATAAACACTATGTCAGGGTTTACTTCTTTAATTCTCTGCTCTAAAGCCATAACCCCTGTCGCTGTATCTATATACAATGGTTCTAAAGAGGGCAATTCTTCTTCCAAAAATTCAAAGTATTCCTTTTCTACTTTTGGCGGTAGCTTACCACGTTTAAATTGTGAATAATTCATACCGTCCTTATGTAACTTGGAAAACATAATTGCGTCATATCTATCCTGCATTAAGGCGGTTGACATCTCTGTCACCATTTGCAATACACTACACCCCTGCAACACACAACTTGTACCTAAAATACATTCAAAGAATGTTTTACCTGTACCAGTTCGTCCTGCAATAGTGATTAAGCAACCGTCTATCAAGCCTTTAGTTATCATATCAAGAGCGTTCCACCCTGTGCCGATACCCAACATACCTTGGTTCTTTTTACGCTCTAAATACTGATTTTTTCTTTCGTCAGTATTATCATTTATTTTTACTGAATTAGAGATTGTAACTTCTTGGTCTAACTCTGCAACACCACTCTTTAAAATCTCATAAGCTTCTTCTGTATTAAGACTTTCAAGATTGTCAGCGGTGGACTGTATCAAGTCAATCAAATTATTATGCTTTGTTTTCAATATAAGCTCATTACACCAAAAAGACAATAACTCATTTGTGCCGACAACTTTTTTTCCTTTATCATTTGTATATGTATATACTTTTATGTTAGGAAATTTTGCCTTTAGCACCCTATGTGTTGGTGGCTCACCAAATTGATGTATATGCTTTAACATATAACTTACAATTCGCTTGTTTTCACCTGTAAAGAAAGAAGTTTTAATTTGATAGTCACTTACCACTTTTATATCTTTTGTTTCTATCAACTTCGATATAAACCCTATCTCTGCATTTAGTTTTGACACTCTGTCACCTTCTTCCCTTTATTCTTAATATCCTGCCAATCTTATTGACAGGCATAGTCCACTGGCTATTTACTAAACTGCGTGTTTTGTCATCATTATCAACGTAGTAAGATATTACCCCAGTGTTCAATTTTGAGCTAATAAAAGAGGGTCTTTTAACCCTCGCTATCTCGCTATATGGTACATCTTTTATAGCGTCCATTAAGTAGTCCGAATATTCATCTTCAAATATTACAAGCACTACTCGCATATCTGTTGACATATAAATATACTCAACCAGTGACTTTACATCTTCATTGACTACTACCCTTTTATGCCCTGACAAAGCATTTAAAACCTTGTCCTTAAATGAGGTATCTAAATATGTTGTTAGTGTTCCTACACACCTTAGAGCCACCGTTTCAGCACCCCTGTTGGATATATCACCGTGTAACACTCCTATCACCTAACCCTCAAAATACTCATCACGCCTGTCCCTTTCGTCAATCAAGACAGGGTAAGAGTTACCCTTTATAAGTGAAAAGATACTTGCTCCGTATATTTCTTTCACTTTTACAGGTGACAAATTTGTACAGAATATAGTCACCATTCCATTATCTTCTCTGTATCTTAACAAATCTTCAAGAATAGGTCTTACAACTTTAGTATCAAGTTCCTTACCTATTTCTTCAAGGACTAAAAAGTCAACCGCCTTAAATCTGTTATAAAATTCTTCTTCAAGAGCAACCTTTTCTTCGGGGTCTTTTGCACCCCACATAGCGGTGTACTTCTGCACATACTCTGATAAAGTCACTCTCTTAGAAGTATAGCGGTGGCGGTATGCTTCTTTAGCAATTATACAAGATAGCATTGTTTTGCCTACCCCATTACTGCCATAGAAGTAGATACCACTATTCTTCATATATTTGTCATCTATATTTGCAATATAATCGGCAACATAATCTCTGACTTTGACTAATTCTTCTTCATCAGCTTTAAAATCGTCAATAGATATGTCATAAAACTTCTTAGGTATGCCGATTATACTCAAATTTTTGTTGGATAATGATTGTCTTACTGGTCTTTTCATTGTTACTCTCCCCATTCACCCATTTTAACTTGTTTCTTGCCCTTTTGCCACTCTCTTTCTTGATTACGAGAAACAGGCTTTCTCTTTATCTTCTCTGACTTTTTATTAGGGTTAAACTTATCATCTAACCATAGCATTGTATCATTAAAGATAGTATTTCGCCAGTTACTGCTTAAAACGGTCGGTTGCAAGGTTGGTATCTTTAAATACTTCTGACCGCTTGTAAACAAAAACTCTATCATTGAACATATCTCAAAAGAGCTATACTCTTGTAATAGAGCCTTAAAAATACCCATATCTCTTTTCATATTGGATATTGAGTACCTACTCCCATTCTCGTGAGCCTTTTCACGAAAGAAATAAGTTAAATCAGAGGTAGTGAAACTGTTAATATACTTTTCTAAGTCATCATACTTTCTTAGAAAAGCATTGTACTTTTCAGACTTTATTTGTCTGTTTTTTCTGTAACCTTTTGTCGTAGAGGTAATATTCGTTACTCTCTCTTGTCCATATGCTTTATCAAACAAATCTGATAAGTCCGTCATTGCCACTTCCCCCTTTATTCATACTCACTTAATGTTTCTTCAAGAATATCATCAATTACTGTTTCAATGTCTTTTACAATATCAGTCGCTTGACTTATATTATCACAAGGTGCAGACAGCCAAACATCAACTCTTAAACTCTCAAAGTCACCCATATTTTTTGTTACACCTTTTGACATACCAATCAAAGGTACTCCTGTTTTGTGAGCTTTTATAGAGCTGTCAGCTTTCGAGCCTTTTTTAAGCTCCGACTCACTGCCGTCATTATTTCTTTTTCTTACTGCCACTTCTGCTTTATTCTTCAACGATTTCTTCACTTTCATCTTCCTTAGCCTCCGCATATGTCATATACTTTTCGTTCAACTTGTTAAACTCTTTCTCACACTTACGTCCAAAATCGGACTTGTGCATATCCTTTCCCTGTCCTATTTTCACTGTTTCGGCAACCGCCACAACAGCGTCAATCTGCTCTTGTGTATATAAGCGTCTACCTGCACTACTCTTAAAAGGTGTTTTAGGTAAAATACCGCTTATTTCCCACTTTCTTACCGTTGCACTTGACCTACCAAGGGCACTGGCAAGAGAGCCGATTGTGTATAGCTTCATCTTAATTCCGTTTGGGAAAGTGTACGGAACAGATTTCTGTTGTATAGCCATTACTTTGCACCCTTTCTTCTCAATTTCGGCTTTTTAGACACACTTGCAGTAGCCTGTTGCACTTCGGGCATATCTTCATCATTAGCCACATAAATAGCATATGTGACCTTTTCTTCCGTTAAGTCTTGAAGCTCGTCCGTTGTGATGTCACCTGTGCTTACAAGTTCTTCAAGTGCTTCTTCATTTACTTCTTCCTTAACAGTTACACACTGATTAAAGCCTTTAGCCTTAACAAAGTCAAGAGTTTTCTCTTGATTTAGCTTGATACTCTTACGGCACTGCTTACCAAAGACAAAACCGCTGTCTTTAGCATAGTAATTACCTTTAGTATCTCTCTCTGCGTGTTCTTCTGCATACTTTTTAATTTCTTCGCCAAGTGCTTTCATATTCTTTTCAAGCAAACCCTTTTGTTCTTTCATTTTTTGATACTGTCTTACCTTTTCAACAATACTCATTTTAAATCATTCCTTTCACTTGTTGTTACTACAAGTTTACCATACTTGTCCACATTTGTCAACTACAAATATCCCCTACCAAACAACTTTTGGCTATTTTGTGAATTATTCATAAAACGAAAACCAAGTTTTTGGTATCTTTTTATTCTTGTCTTTATATGTCCCGACAATATAGCCACATCACTTAAATTATAATCGTATACAGTCGCTCTTTGTGCTTTACCGTCTGCAATACGCCTTACTCTGCCTACCGCCTGTTCAACAGACTTACCATTATTTAAACTACCGACTAAAAAGGCTACTTCCCACGCCTTTACATTAGTGCCTTCTGTTGACTTTGAATATGTAGTTAATGTAACAAGAGCGTCTTTATTTTCGGCTCGTGTTAAAGCCGTTTCAAGCTCACTCTTTGTGCAGTCACCATTATATATCTGTAAAGTATCTTCATCAATGCCATTTCGTTTTAAAATGTTTAAATAAGCTACACAATGTTCCTTTTGTCTAAAGAACATAATACAACTCTTACCTTTGTCGACACATTCCTTGACATCTTGAACCACTGTTTTAACAAAATCTTTTTGAAATAGCACTTGTGTTTCAATATCCATATAGGATATTTTAGGTCGGCTTTTATAAGGTATGCTTGTAAAGCGTATTTCACCGTCATTTAGCTTATAATTCCTGTCAGCATTATAATTAACCACTGAATATACTTTTTGATTTCTTGCCCCCTTTCTGACTGAATAAACAGGGTTAAAATAGGCGTCAGGTTTTCGTATGTTCACATCAACAGGCAATATGTCACCGTCTTGTGCGTCTGCACTACATTCAAAGCAAAAATCACCTAAAAATAAAGTCATTAGTGCAGCAAGTCCGTCACTACGTTCAGGTGTAGCTGTCAAACCGAGTTTATATCTACTCTTGAACTCGTTTATGAGGTCATAGCTACTTGACGGACAATGATGACATTCATCTATAATAACAAACCCAAATTCATCTGTAAGAGCCTTTAAATCCTGTTCCAAATATCTATTCAACGTTTGTACTGTTGCAAGAGTTATTTGTTCTCCAACTTCTTTCTTACCGTTACCTATAATGCCACATTTTACTTTGCCGTCAAAACACAATTCAATGTCTTTCTTCCAACCCCTTATCAAGTCAGTCTTGTGCATTATTACAAGAGTTTTTTGCTTTAATGCTTGTGCAAGATAAATACCTACAATAGACTTGCCTTTACCTGTCGGCATTTTTATCATACCTTTTGCACTACCCTTTTCCTTATTCAATTTCAAGTAAGCGTCAGTCGCTTCAACCTGCGTATCTCGTAAGGTCAGCATAAATTTAGGATATGTAACGGCATTTGTTATTCGGTTATCTAAAACAATGTCGTCATCATTTATAAAACGTACATAATCAAAACCGACTGGGACACTTATACCACCTTTACTTACTTCATAGTATGTGAGATAACGTGGTATTGATATACTTGCATATCGTGAAAATCTCTTTGCATTAACATACGCTGGATTGTCGAAAGTAAGCATATCTTTTATTTTAATCTGTTCTTCTCCCGAAGTCTTTAATAAAATTCTATTAGATACTATTACCTTTGCTTCCTTTGTATATTTCGCTTTTTTCTTTAACTTCAAACTTCCACTCCCTTTCAGTAAATACTATTGTAGCACAACTTATAAGTCTTGTCAACAAAAGAAAATCCTCACTTCAAAAGAAATGAGGACTTTACTTTAAATATCTGTTTAAATTATGAGTTTGGCTTTGTGTAAGTCTTAGCCTGTTCACTATCACCGATACCCTTTGTCGTTGGGTCATTCAAAACGCCCCAAACGGCTACCACGATTGTCCATAATACATATGGATTGCTGAAAGTCTTAACTATAAGCTCTCCAAGCATACTCCAAGAAGTAATATCAGACGCTTGTAAACTAAAAGCACTTCCGACTACCGAAAGGATAACAACAATAAGCTGTACCCAAAATACAGGGTTCTTTATTCTTACCTTTAAGTTCATAACATCTCACCACCTTTCACCGACTATTTTATTAGACCTAAGCGGTCAAGATAACAAATAGTCTTTAATAGGTCATTAGTTAGACCTAAGCCTTCCCCTTCACCTGAAATTACACCCTTGTCCATAAGTTTTTGTACAGACGGTTTAGCCCAATCAGGCATATTGCCGTCAACATAATTATAAACAAAGTTTTGGTTCATAAGCCACTCAACTTGTTTTTCAAGGCTCTCAACCTTACCAGTAAGGGTAGCTACTTGTTTTTCAAGTTCTGCTATTTTTGCCATATCTTCTTCACTCTCCTTATTTGTATTTGCAGGGTGTTCCCCTACAACACCTTTGTATATTGCTCTCGCAAATGTTTCAGCACCTAAATTTTGGTACTTTTCAACATCATCTTGACTGTCTGCAAAACAACACTCTACAAGCATTGCCTTAGCATTACTTCTATGTACAACATATAAATGTGAGCCGTCTTTTATTCCTCTATTTTTATAACCGAGGTCGGCTATTGCTTGTGCTGTATCTTCCGCTGCGTCAAAAACTTCCCCTTTATATGTCCACACTTCAACACCTGTTCCACCACCTGAATTAAAGTGAATTGAGATAAACAAATCAAGAGTTTGTGCATTAGCTTTCGCACATATCTTTCGTAGATTTTCAGAAACTGAGTCAGAATAATCATCTGTACAATCTACAACTATATGTCCATTCTCTCTAAAAATCTTTTCAAGGGCATATCCTACTTCTCTTGTTTCAACACTTTCGTCAAGAAAACCGACAACACCACAACCAGTAGTACCTGATACTGTATGTCCACAGTTTATTCCTACTCTCATAAAATCACTCCTCAATACTCAAAATCTTTCATAATCAATATATGAGTAAAATCAGTATCTTCAACAGACACCTTTATCACACCATTTTTTTCATCAGCATAAATGCAAGTATCGTTTCCTATGTACACGCCCACTTCTCCAAATTTATATAATAATGCACCTATGGGTGCGTCCTTTAGCTTGCTCATAGGAAGAACACTATCTGCACTGTAATAAAGCATTTCAGCACTTAACGGCTTATTAGTATACCATTGTACTAAACCGTCATTATCTACGCAAACTTTGTTTGTAAACTCTGATAAATCACTATCATAATCTTTTGGAAATATATCTAAAAGACTTTTAGCTATTTCAGGCTTTAGCATTGCACCCTTCATATGCTTTACATACGGAGTGCCAATTTTTGTTTCAACAAATTCTTTTATTCCCTGCCCTGTCATTACTACCACCTCATTCCAAGATATATTCTGCTTAATGGGAGTGCTTAATTACTGCATAAATGAAGAGCCTGATGAAGTTCTTTAACTTCCTCACTTAGTCCGTCAATACGGTGATGTGCTGACTTTACGCTTTCGTCCATTCTACCAAATTTTTCAGTAAGTTCACGCTGAAAAACATCATAGTCGGACTGCTTTTTCTTTATATCATCAATACCTGATTTTATATAGCCGATTTCATTGAGAATAATACCTTCTTCTCTATTGTCTTGACGTGAGTTACGTCTTACCGTAGATATTCCAAAAAGTATTGAAAATAATGTGCCTGCTATACTGATGATAACAGCTATTGTTGATAAAGGCATAAAGATACACTCCTTTCTTTGCTTATTCACCTAAATTATAACATTAGAGAACCTAATTGTAAAGTAGTTTAGCATAAATACTTTAAATCAAGTTCTCTAATTCGTTCGACTTTATTTTCTTAGTAAGCTATTCAGATAAATTATTAATTTGTGCAACTAACTCTTTGTAGTCATCATCTGTTAAACCGCCTGACAAAACAAGTACATCAAATTTTTCAAGCATTTTTTCTTTACTCATTTTTCCAACGGCTACAATTTTCTTGCACAATCCATATGAACGTCCGTGTTCCATATTTAGCACCTCCTATTCCGTTATCCCCATTTCCAACATTGCTACCCTTACATCTATGTCAAGCATAAACTCATCTGTGTATTCGGGCAAAGACGCTTCGTATGCTTCTTTACTGCCATACTTGACTATTTCGGCTAATTCAGTATATGGGTCATCTGTGCGTAACACTATCCCCTCTGCCCATTTATATGGGTTGTCCAATTCTTCTACATTCTGAACACTTAACAATTTATGCTTGTCAACATAATTTGTTTTAAAACCGTTTACTTCTTCCTCGTCCAAGAAATACTCAAGTGTTAGGTCAAAGTTATCTGGATTATCAAAACCTTCATCTAAGTATTTCACTGACTTCAAAGTCTTTAAAGTCACGATATAATTTACACACTGTACAATATTGTCGGGTGTAATTCTAAAAAATTCACTTATATTCATAGTTGCTCCTCCCAATTAACTTACACTTCTAAAAGACGGTGCTGTTAAGCCTATTCCTGTTTTTGTATCAGTTGTCAATACACCTGTTCCCTGTGAACTTATCCAAGTCGATCGATTTACATAACACGCCTCAAAGTAGCAATAATTTCGTAATGTAGCCAAACTCGTTGCTGAAAACCATAATTTACAGTTTGACGCCATACAGTACGCACAGAAAATTATTGCTCCTGCAATGTAAAAATCACAATGACTTATATGCGAAGCATTAAAATATCCTGACGCTTGTAATATTTTAATACGACAATTACTAAGTGTATTAAAATCACCTGTTAACCCCTCTACTTGGCTAAATTTTCTACATTCAATTTGTGTGCCTACAAATGAAATTACTGACAATGACTCAACATAACTATTGATACCGCTCACTGCTGTTCCTATATGCTGTATAAATCCGCCGAACATAGTGCCCTTACATACATAGAAAACACCGTTGCTAAGAGTATTGTTACTGTCACTCGGAAATAGAACTCTCGTGTTGGTAAGTTCTACAGTACAATCCCTAAATACCCACCAACAAACGTGACTACTATCATATCTCTTTGCAGGCAATGTTACTGTTATTTTACTGTTGCTCAACTTTACATTACAATTTTTAAATAGTGAATCTGTATTATGTAGTGTGTTTGCGTATGTAATTGAACAATTATCAAACTCCAACGAGGTATAGTCGCAAAAAACACCAACATCAGGGGACCAATTAGTTCTACAAGCAAAATTAATATTCATATTCTTAAACACTGCGGTTGCGCTTGTTTCAGATGTTTTAGATATAAGAACCTTATTACTTGTATTGATTTTCGTAATCCCTTTGCCTTGTCCCTCAATTATAATATTTTTACTATGTGTGAGTTGAGTTGACAAATAATATGTGCCCTCTAAAAGAATAATTTTGCCACCACTATCGGGTAGCAAATCAATAGCTTTTTGTATGACAATCCCAGCATCTTCATATTGATTACACATATAGTCCACATATCTTCCTTCCACCTCATCAGTTGTCGAACCTATAGTGATAACAGAAGAATTTCTACCACCTGATGTATAACCTGATGACCCGACAATAACCCAATGCGTACCGTCATATACAAGCTCTAAACTCTCAAAAGCACTCCAAGATTTTGATGAGGTTATTGGTATGTAACTTATGACATCGTTATCAAAAAATGCACGAGCACCGAATTTTATAATAGGTTTAGCTCCGGTATTGCTTACGTTTAGAGTTGCTCCTTCTTTAGAGGTATGTGACAAATTAAATTTAACAACAATTCTTGCACCTATAACCAATCTAAAGTTTGATATAGAAACAGTTTTCGCCGCCACATTACCCTGAGTGGTACATTCTGCATAAGGTGGTTGTTGCCATACAGGAGCACCACTACCATTACTAATCAAATTATATCCTGCCGTTCCCACACTCGTTGGTGCATACCACGACTTGCTTGCTGTTGCCGAACCGTCATAACTTGATGATGAACCGTTCATTGTTAATGTCAATGAATTAGGATTTTGCATTGACGTTGGTTTGTTTAATAGGTCAGTATATGAACCTGTAAACGCTATCGTTTTTAAGTCGGAAAACCACTTTTTAATCTTTCCGAAAATTGTGGCAAGTGTTTCACCACTATTTATGTTTGTACGACTTGAAGCGGCCGTAAAAGTAGGTGTTTGGTTATTTGTGGTTACGTTAGGTACATTCCCTAAATCTATGTCTGCTTTAGTGACTGTCACATCACCTGTTCTACCTTGTACAGAAGTCACTTTATTTACTTCTGCACCTTCCTCAATGCCGTTTAATCTTGCAGTTACTTCATCAATACCTGTATAGCCATTAGATATAAAACCCTTGTCTAATTTACTGTCTGCCGTTTCTTGTGCTTTTTCAGCAGCATTTACACCTTCAACCGCTTTTTCATAAGCGGTTTTTACTGCGTTAGGTGTAGCAGCAAAGCCTGACCGTGTATCAGCAGTGCTATTTATACCGTTAAACAATTTGAGGTGCCCATACACTTCTCTATCTCCTATACCATAATCCTCAGATGAGCTTGCGTGAGTTTTTGGGGCTTTACCGTCTAAAGCTTTTCTGGTGGCGGTTGAGATAGGCTTATCTGCGTCAGAAGTATCATCAACATTACCTAAACCTACTTGACTTTTTGTCACACTATGTGGATTGCTCGTATTGGCTAAATGACTGATTAAATCAACTATCGCCTTTTTTATCTTACCAAATAAAGTTGATAATTTCTCACCGCTATTTATTTCACTTAAAGTAGAACTTTGAGTAAATGTAGGGGTTTGATTATCTGTTGTCACATTTGGTACATTACCTAACCCAACTTGCTGTGCAGTCACCTTATGCGGATTTTCTGTATTTTTGGTGTGTTCATTAAGAGTATTTAGGGTTTCATCTGTAACAAGTTTATAATCATCAAACTGTTTAGCTGTCACAATACCTGTAAATTCCATTTCTATTGAAACAGTTTCGGTTGTTGCTATTGCAATATAAAAGCCAAAATTAAGTAAGGTTGGCGTTACAGGTGCTGGTATCACTGGCAGTGTATCACCTGCATACTGAACAATAGTAAACAGTATTTCTTCTGTACTACCCTCAAGTCTTGCAAACACACCTAACTGACCTAAAGGATATTCTTCTTTTATATTTCTATCCTCTCTTTGGTTATCAAGTTGCACTTGTATAAGAGCCTGACCGTACTGGTCTGAATTACTTGAAATAATAGGCTTTAAACCTGTAATGTTCAAATTCTCAACAAAACCTGATGTACCGCCTGTCGCTCCGTCTGATGTAGCAAGGTCAGTACGTTCTTTAAGATACTCAACAGAAGTATTTGTATATCTGTATCTACCTGTTGATACTCTTGTTATGACAATACCTTTTGTATCACTATCAGGGTCATTACTTTGGTTTAAATTATAATGACCGCTCATTCCCAGACATTGGTTTAGCAATGCTTCACCTTGTTTGGTTAAAATCACTTTACCCCACGTTGACATTTAGCTTTCGCTCCTTTCATTTGGTGTGGACGGTATATCTGTTTCATAGGTATATGTTCCTGCTGCACCAATATGTGGCTTAACATCATTATCCATTTCAAATATAATTCCGTCTGTTTTGTATTTCACTTCAATATTTATATAAAAAGGTAGAATGATGTGTAAAAACTCCTCTATTACCTTTGTACTATGAGGTTGATTTAATATCTGCTCAATAGTATTCGCCTTTAGATACACAATTAAATGCCTTGCATATACATTAGGCTTATCTTCAATTTCACCACGTTTATACTCAAAATCTTCTACGTCTAAACCTGTTAGGGTTCGTGCCATAAACTTTACTGCTGACATTGTTCCACGTCTTTTGTAAAGCTCACCTATGTTCATAAGGAGCTTTCTTTGATAATAGATATTGCTACCTTTAAATGTCTGTGTTTCAATGAGTTCATCATAATCATACCCAAAACTTTTCAATAAATAAGGAAACACATTGTCGGGACAATTTTCAGGGTCAATTATAGATGTAAACTTGTTTGCTACATCTAAAATCTGCTCCCCTGCTCCCTTTTGGTACTTTTTTGCCTTAGTTATACCACCACTCCCTAAAAACATTGCCTTTAGAAAGTTCAATAATGGTGGTCTTTCTTCATCAATTTCAAAATCCCTTACTTTGTATATATCAGGTAATCTCTGATAAGCAAAATCAGATAACTGCTCTGCACTTATTTCAGCCATAACCCTTACCCCCTGTTATCAGTAATTACAGTATTTTCTGCGTCAAATTCGATAATTTCCCACTTATTTGATGTAATATCAAGAGAGGTATCATTTACACCTTTTACAGAAAATGAGTTTATTCTGAACGCTCTTATGCCTGTAATGGCAGCAAATACATCAGCTTCAACATCATTTATTGCAACAGTTTGACCTGCTTGTATTTCACCTAAAAGAAAATAATCTTTTAGCTTATCAATGACCTGCCCCTTAACTGTATTAAAGTCATATCCAGCTAAAGGCAAAAGAGTACAATTAAAGGCTACATCTTTTGAAGTGAAAGGTGTTATCTCAACAAAAGTGCCTATCAAGCCCCTTGCTTCATACATCTCCTTTAATTCAGCGACAATATCCGAATTTTCAAGTTTAGGATAATCTGCCAACTTTAAGATATTACCTAAGTCATCTCTTATCTTTGAATTTTTCAAAAGAACACATACTTGAACAGTATCAAGTAGTTTATTCTTCTTTTCAGTTTCATCTGTTATTCCCTGCAAGACTTCCAAAGTAGACAAGTCTATATCTGTATTCTCGCTGATAGGGAATGATGATGACATCATTATTTGGTTAAACAATTCCATAGCTTTATCTGCGTAATCTTCTGCTGACAGACAGCCCCATTTTGTTCTATAAGCGTTTGGGGCATTTAAAACTATTGAGCTGTTCGACTCTTTATCTACACCTAAAGAGTAAGCCGTATCTATATTGTATGTTTGGCTCAAGCCTTTAGTAGAAGTGTTTATCACTGTTATAGTTTCTGCACCTACGTTTCCGACTGTGCCACCACCATTACGGTAGTTTGCCACAATCTCCCCCTTAGGTATTGCACCATTAACTCCGTCACCAAAGATAATAGTCACTGTGTTGTCTTGATTTACCTCAACAGTGTAATGCTTATCTTTGCTCATAGAGTCAATAAAACTACTTTTCATCACCCATTCTTCACCGCCTACGGTCAAAGAAAAGTGACGAGCTTTATCATAATTGTCAGGATATTCTATCGCATTTGTTAATTCATTAACTCTTGGTAGCAAAGCAAAGCCATTTTCATCATAATCAGGTAATGAAACAGGATTGTTTCTTAAAGTGTATCTCAATCCCATAGTTATGCCGTCACCTACACCTACTTCTTCGCCTGATATTAAGTTGCCTTGTGCTACATCTACTTCAAATATATACTGCTCACTTGACGTGTCGGAGATAGTTTTCACATAACCCTTTTGTGTAGTATCAAGTGGACTTGTTGTGTCTACTTTCAGTTCTTCAAGTGTTGTAAAATAAACTGCGTTACTTATAATAGGCTCACTTGTTCGTACAATGAAGCCTTCGGGTAGTGTCACAACTCCTTGATTAGCGTCAAAGACAAAATACTGCTTAAATTTAGCTGGTGTACTCGGTTTAGGTGTATAACCCAACATTTTGCACCATTTAAGTAAATTTGGTCTTAACTGTGCTGTTGTCAAAAAGCACTCATTTGCCTGTGCATTTTGATAATAGCTAAGTACGTCCAATGCTTTAGCCACTGTTTCAAGTATAACCATACCTGCGTCCGTTTCGGACGTATCTGTATAATCAGGCAATCTCTCCTGTAAAGCGTCTATCATCAATAGTTTAAAACCCTTATAATCACCTGTTGTATAATCTATCCTACTCAACTTGCGTCACCTACTTTCACTTGTGTTGTCGTTGTTGTATTAAAAGCCTTAACCGTATAGGTTATTGTAGCCACTATTGCTCTTTTTACACTCCGCACGTCTACTGATGTTACAACTATATCAGGAATATGCTTAGCTATGGCTTGCTTTATTTCATATTCCAAAAGTGTCCTCGTACTTGCGTCATTTGACGAGAATACAAAAGTATCTAATTCAGCAAAAACGTCACATTCCATTGTCCTTTCACCTTGATTGGTATTGAGTAGTTGCTCAATCTTTCCGTCATAAAGGGACGTGTCATTCTTAGTCAAGGTGTTTAAACTTACTCCCCCTTTTGTATTAACGCAAAAAGGGAATTTCAAACCCACTAAACTGCTCATAGTAATATCACCTATCCTTTATAAATGTGTATTAGCTCGTAAAGTTTTATTACACAAGGGCTTAATGCACCTATAAGGAAAAATATCATAATCATAAATTTATATTGCATAGTGCTTACACTCCCCTTATTAGCCCTTTAAAGCGTCTATTTTCTTTTCTAAGATACTTAGTTGGTTTAGCACATCTACACCGTTTATAAGCACCTTACCGCCTGTCAGAAGTATACTTGCTCCCCCATAGGTTATTGCCTTTGTTCCTTTTGAACAAGGTGCATTTCCCTGTGAGTACCAAGTACCTACCCAAACAGGCTTACCTAAATCCCCCTGTTGAAATTCTATCCAAACACACTCCCCCACGTTTGGAGTGCTAAACTCACCATAAGGGAAACAAGGCTCGCACCAAGTAGTATGGTACTCCATTGTTACTGCTGGTACACTTACCTTTATTCTCCCCCTATTTTCAGGGTCATTTACATCAACAACATATGCTCTGTATTTTCCGTTAAAATTCATATTACACCTTCTCTACTTCGTTCATATGTACCCACGACTCAATATCTGTAAGTAATAAACACTTACCGTCAGTGTCTACACTTCCTACTTTCCACGTTTCAGCTCTTACCCAGTTAGGTACTTTCACACCTTCCGAAGCGTGAGCGTAAGTAGCTGTATCTGAAATGAAACGTATTGTATCACCTTTAGAATAATCTGTTGAAGAATTAGATGATACTTCATCACTTAATTCGGCAGGTTTCATTGTCTTACCAAAACCTGTTTTTATAAGTGTGAGTGTTTCAGACAAGCCATTGCTACTATCAATGGTTAGTTTTATCCCCTCAACATAGTATAAACCACTTAAATATTTACCTAACCCACTAAAATTTATGGTCTGCATATAGGTTAAAGCAAGTAATTCAGGTGTAGGGAGAACATCACAATCGCCACGCAAGGTGTTATACTCTTGCTCTCTGTATGTTCTCTCTGTTTTATCTGTATCAGTATTATCCTTCTTATTCTTTTGTGCTTCTGTGTCATCATATGGTACACTACCATAGCCAACACTCGATACTTGTACTGGATAACCCTGTGTTTGCAAAGCTACTGTTTTCTCATTAGCGAAAAAGCTATCAGTATCTTGTGTAGAGGGGTTTATATCAGCATATCTTGTATCAATTTTTCTCGTTTCCTTATCTATGGACGGCGAAAACTTCAATACATTATTTTTCAAAGCGTCCACTCTGTAATAAAGATTACTTGACGGCTCTGCAAGAAGTCCTAAACGGACATAAAAGAATGTGTCACCTATTAATTTAGCTACAAACAATTCTCTTTCGTCATTTGCCAAACCTTCCATAAACTCTATATCTGTCTGTCCACTTTGTGTTATACTGTCCTGTTGAATATACTCATAATCTTCGGGATAGACTAACTTCCAACCGTAGCCATTACACTTTTCTTTGATAACATCAATGCTCCTCACCTTATTCCACGTTTGAGTATTCTTAACTCTCTGCATAAGGTGAGTTTTATCCAAACAATATAACTCTATGTAAGGGTTTCCGTCATCAGGAAACACTGGATTTATCTCTGATATATACCCATAAAAACAATGCTTTTCTGCACTTCCTTGAAACATAATATCAAGTGACATAGGAACATCTTTTAGGTAAATATCATCTTGTATAAACTCCATATTTGGGTCATCAATTTTAATGGTGACACTGTCTGCACCTTTTACCGTTTCAGTAAGCTCAATAGATAAAATCATTTGCTTACGGTCAAAAGGAATACTCTCACCATTAAAACTCAAGTCCCAATATGTAGTGGAAATATCCATTACATCATTCATAGTTTACTCACCACTTCCGTAAAAGTAGGTATTGTTACAATATCACCTACTTTTATATCAAGTTCAGACTGATACTGTGGGTTAGCGTCCAATATCGCCCACCACAATTCAGAATTATTATATATTTTATAAGCCAAAAAGTCAAGGGTATCACCCGAAGTCCAAGTGTGATATGTTGCCCCTGTTGTATTAAACTGAAATCTCTGTCTTATATCAAAGATTTTCTTGTCACTTCCGTCAGGATAATAGGTAGGTGTAGAAGTATATCTTGAACCTTTATATATAGCCATTATAAAACACCTACCTGTCTTAGAGTTAATTTGAAATGTGCCACTGTTGGCGTACCACTTTCGTCCATAGAGTCAATTTTAATATTAAAATTCGTAAGAACACATTTTCTTACGAAATAGCCATAAAAAAATATCATTTCAGGCGGTCGTTTCCAATCAGCCACATTTTCCTCTGGTGTCAAAAAAGCTCCAATAAACTTCATATAGTCTTTTATTATACCACAAGGCTCTATAAGCCTATCAACTAAATAAAGCTCTACGTCAAACTCTCTTGCCTTACCTGCAACAAACTGTGTATGCGGATAAGCCATAGCGGGGGCTATATTATCCACATACTCAACTCCTCTGTCATATTCAAGAGTTTCAGGGTTAAATTGAAAACGCATTATTTCCCCTGTATCCAAATTCTTTATGTAACCTTTAGTCTTAGCCTTACTTAACGCTAAAACTCTTTGCGTCACTTCTTGTTCAGATTTTACAGAGTCAAGAGCTTCTTTTAAGGTATTGCCCCAGTAATCATCACCTTTATTTACAGTGCTTGCGATTACTGCCGCCGAGTCCGTACCAATAGCCCTATCCCAAAGACTTCTGACTCCTGTATTAACAGTGTTTACAGGGTTAGTATAAACACCAACCCTGTCTTTTGAATAAATAGGCATTGTTAAGCCCTCCTTGCCATACCATTTCTTCTTTGCTCTTTTTCAATATACTTCATCAAAGTTCTCGCCGCTTTTTCATAATCGGTTTCACCCTTTGCGTTATCAACTCTTACAACAATGCTACCTGCTCCAAAATTAACACTATAATCATTATGTTCAGTCTTAGTAGGTGTAGATGTATGCGATACATTTGATGAGGTACTCTGTGCAAGAGTTTCAATACTACTTGATAACTTATTGCTTGCAAGTTTATATCCTGTGTTAAAACTTTCTTCAACACTTTGGTCGTGAGGTATTATCCTTGTGCCGCGAGGTAGGTCAACAATTTCTCCACCTTCCTCATTTATCCAAGTTAAACCACCACCAAAATAATCAGTACCTGTTGCGTGACCACCAATATTGGGTAAACCCTTAAACAAACCCTTTGCCTTTTCTGCTATTGTACTCACTGATTTCTTAGAGGCTTGTTCATTTGGAACTGAGCCACTTGTTGTGTAACTAGCTGTAATTTTTACTGTTTTATCTTGTAATGCTCCAATAGACTCTGCAAGGTTATCAACATTAGTCTTACCCGAAACAAGAGCTAATACAAGCACTGTCTTACTTTTTACGTTACCAATAGAGTCTTTCAAACTGTCTACTAAACCTTTACTCTCGTCAGCACCAGTCACACTTATTGATACACTTGCAGGTGTTTCAGTAAAGGAAGCCAAACTTGCGTCTAATCCCATTAAACTCTCTTTAAAATTAAAATTTACACCAATGGTTAATGACTTTGTTGGTAAATTTTTATATGCTTCATTAAAAGCCTTCATATTTGAAGCCATTGTTTCAGAGTCTGATACAATATTGCCCGAAGCATTTAGTGTTATTGTTTTAGAGTCCCAGCTAATCATACTTATTGCACCAGTAAATTTAGAGAGATTATTAACTACTCTATCATTTAGATTATATATATTAGCTGTTACAGATATAGTTTTTGTAGAAACATCAGGTAAACTATTTATTGCTTCAGTAAAAGATTTTAACTTATCTACATCTAAGGTCGCTGCATTAACTGTATTTAGGGCGGCAGCATATGTATTCCACGAGTTGACTGTTTCCTCATTTACAGGTTTTAACTGGCTGAAAACAGCATTGTTATAAAACTTTGTATCTAAGCCTTCCATAGATGACCTTGCTGCTTCAATAGCTTTACCTAAACCAGAATATTGCTCTGTCATTGCGTCAACTCTTTGTGAGTCTGTTGTATTAGTTGTATTATATGAAGGTGTAACAGTCACTTTACTGCTATCGGCTGCTTTTTGTTCTTCTTCAACGATTTCGTGAACACCTTTATTGTCCTTTTTAACAACATCTACTTCAATATTTATTCCATTATCCGAGCAATACTGTTTAGCTTCATCTACTGTCAGTTTAGTGTCAGTTAAAGCCTGTGTAGCACTACCATTGTCATCTACCTCATATGTAACAAGGTGGTACTCACTACCCCATTGCTCAAGCTGGTTCATTGCATTTTCAACAGTATGTCCATTGACTACATAGTCAACATTAACAGTATGTTGCTTACCACCTTCTTCTGTAACTGTTTTTAATTGTTGCAAAACAGTTTCATAGGATTGTGTATCGTTGTTCCATTGCACCCTATATACAAGTGTGTGGCTATTTTGAGCTTGCTCTAAAGAATTTATATCTTGAATATATCCGTCATAACCGTGATTTGTTACAAGATTATTGTTATTCTCTAACGCTGACTTTAACTGTCCTTGTGTAACATTTTTAAAGTTTTCAGCTTGCTCTGCCGTTGCCCATTCAAGACGTTTCTGCTTATTAGCGTCAAGTGCAGCACTATTTTCGGCTAAAGCCCCATTCATATCTGCAAGACCACCTGTTAGGGTATTTTTAGCTTTTGCAACATCATACTCTGTTTTTGCACCCCAAGCACGCAAAGCTAAACCAGCAACCATTAGAGCACCAGTAACAGGGGCAACAGCTTCCCTCACACCAGGGATTAACAATAGAGCTGCTGATACAGCGAATACTGCTCCAACTATATCTGCCAATCCGTTAATTACCTCATTTTTTATTGCAAGTATAGCATAGTGAAATATAGCTTTTAATTGTGGTAGTAATGTACTTGCAAGAGATTTTAAATTATCAATTAAGCTAAATAACAATGTTCCTATGGCATTGTTTAAGTCACCTGTGTTTAAAGCACTAAATACATTACTTATAAGGTTTTTGACCCCACCAATTATATCAGGTGCATATTTTGTAATAGAATTAGCAAGCCCACTTACTAACTGACTAACACCTTCTGCAATCCTATCAGAATTTGCAAGCAATCCGTCTACAAACGAGTTAATAATGGTAAAAGCAGTTTCAAAAAATGTGTTTGAGTTTTCACCTACAAAATCTATAACATTTGTCATTATTGTTGCAAGATTTTGCCCGATTGTAGGGGCATAAGTCTTAATTGCAGATGTAACCGAGTTAAATATTCTTTGTACTGCGTTTCCTATGTTAGATGAACCATTTGCAAGGCTATCAATAAGTTTATCAATTAAACTTCCTGCTACGTCTGCGATACCATTTGTGCCGTTTTCACCACCAATAACTGCAACAAAAGCGTCACCAACGCCACTAAGTAACCCCATAAATTTAGATACAAGTGATTGTACGTCCAATCCGTCTATGAAGTTC